GTTCGTGGATTCAATGGGACGATGCACCTTGACGAGAAGACGCGTAAGAGCATCGAGGCAAGCGGGTCAAACCCAATCCTGAAGCCACATCCATGGGAGGCCACGCTCGACGGGCATACGGCCAGGTACCACGGCGGGTTCGGCTCGATCGACGACCTTGACGTTTCCGTGTATACCGCGTTAACCTCGCCACACTTCCAGAAGGAGATGTTCGAGTACACGGCTCTCGAACTAATGGACTCTGGTGCCTATGGGGTGCATGCCGGATGCCAGCGATCCGAGGTTACGGAACAGTTCAACGTCGCGTGGTTCGACGCGATGGTGCCGACTAGCGATCTGACTGAGAATCTGTTCAACAGACCAGAGCTCCAAGAGGCGTTGCCAGCCTTCGCTAAGCTGGTTAACGAAGTCATCGAGCAGCACCTCGATGGAGAGCTTGACGAGAAGATTGAAGCGAATCGAATGTCGCTTCGCACTCATAACGATCCTCGGAAGGTCGCCAAGTCACTCATCGCTTTGTGCATGGGAGAATCAGAATGAAGTTTGTGGATTGCCAATGTTTCGCCGGAGGATTAACGTACTCCTTTGTCTCAGAAGGCTTTGAACTCGTCGGTAAGCGAGAGCATACCGGCGGCTTCGGGGTACCAGCGTGCGAAGGCAATCGTCACGTGTTAGGCGATGGTTGGGAAACAGAGATGACTGACCCAACATTGTGGACACCGAAACGCGTGGACGTTGTCGCTGGCAATCCACCGTGCAGTGGCTTCTCTTCATTGAACACGGGCAAGAATAGGGGCATCGACGCGCCGATCAATCAGTGCATGCGTGACTTCACGATGTTCGCGGCTAAGTGCAAACCGATAATCACCGTGATGGAGTCAGTCCAGCAAGCGTTCTCGAAGGGCCGTCCGCTCATGGTGAGTCTGCGCGAATCACTCGAGGCAATTACCGGTGAGAAGTACACCATCACCCACCTGCTTCATAGTTGTGCCGCGCTGGGCGGCACCCAACTCCGTCGCCGCTACTTCTTAGTGATGTCACGGGTGCCGTTCGGCGTGGAACAGCTTGAGTGGACTCGGTGCAAGACTGGATGGAGTCACATCGAGCACTTGGAGAACGCCAAGGAGACCTGGGACGACGTCGGTCATGGTGATAGCCATCACGATGTTGAGGATGACCACCACGTCCGCGTGCGCAAGCTTCTCGAGATCGCTCGCCTTGAAGAAGGTGAGAAGATCGGCGTAGCCATCGACCGAGCACAGGATGCCGGCTACACGCTGAAGGATTTCGAAGCGATTGGATGGCCGGCACATGCATGCATTGCCTGCTCTGTGGACGCGGCGCACGATGGCTTCCATTCGGTGGAGCGAGTTCGGCGCAACGGTTTGTGGCCAGTCATCTCTGGTGGATCACTCGGTCAGCAGATTCATCCCACCAAACCGCGCTGCATGACGTACAGGGAGCTTGCGACATTGATGGGCTACCCAAAAGAGTGGAGCCTGAAGATGGCGCCGGACCACAAGACTGGGCCGGCATGGCTCGGCAAAGGAGTCACCACGCACTGCGGCAAATGGTGCGCTAAGTGGGTGGCTCGAGCGTTGAACGGGCAGCCTGGCGACATGATTGGTGAGGAGATTGGTGACAGAGAGTTCAAGGTGAACGTGAGCAATCGCTTCATCAAACCACAAAACAATTGGGACCGCGACGATGAAAGAGAATGAATTAGGGTCGATGGTGGCGAAGGATCTCCGCATGCGTGGAGCCACGGTGTTCAAGCTCCACAATGACGCCATGCAGCGCGGGCTACCCGACTACATCTACTGGGCAGCGAACAGACCGATCATGACGTTTGAGTTGAAGGTCGCTGCATCGCTCCTCTCATGCGTCAGTGCTTTGACACCGGGACAGGAGAGCGTGCTACGGTCGATGGCTCTCTCACGTACGGGCGCCACGGTCGCTTTCGGCACAGAGCGTGCCGCCGGCGTGTTCACGGTGTGTGGACCATGGCCGAAGTTCATTCGCTCACTCAGCGACAGCATGGTGGCGTGTGACTTTCCAGCGGAGTGGTTCGTGCCTTCCAACAGTAAGGCAGAGACATCGAGATTGATCGCCGCGATGCTCATGGGCGAAGGTCCCGTGAAGCACTTGGCGTACACAAGAGAGTAGAGAGGAGACACAATGGCAGCGGGACTTGATTTGAACAATCCAAAAGACGTGTGCGCCTGGTTGGCGCGCCTTCTGGATTGTCCACCTTCCTTGGTGAAGGATGACTTGGAGAGCATGCGCTGGGACATCGCGCATTTCTTCTTTCAGGATGGATGCATCTGGCACGCGGCGCAAGTGGTCGCCGGCAACCTGACGCCAGACCAACATGGACGACGCGAGGAGTCCACGAAGCTTTACGAGAAGGTGGCAGAGCTTTACGTGATGCAGGATGCATCGGGTAGAACCAAGGAGGCGTTCCGAACAGCGATGCAGGAGCATTACGACTGCATGAATGTGGAGGTGGCGTATGCATCCTGATGAACTGCTCTTTCCGAAATTGAAGAAGGCCGACGACAAGATGCCGAAGCAGCATTACGTCGCCGAAGAAAAACTCGATGGCGAATCGATGATCATTTGGCGTGACAATGCGTACGGTCGGCGCATCAGTGACGTGACAGGCCATCGTGAGAACAAGTGGGATGACATGCCACCGTGGGTTAAGGATGTCGCCTGCGTTGACGCAATCCACGGAGAACTGCACGTCGAGAATGGTACATCGAGCGACGTTAAGAGTGCGTTAGTCAATGGGCGCGAAACAGATTGGACTGGTGAACTGTGTCGGCGGCTGCGCTTCACTGCGTATCGAATGGTGGGACGCGAACTCACTGTACATGGTCACCGAGATGAGTTAATGCATAGGAACATCTTGGTGCCTCGCACGTTGACTCGCGATTTGAAATTGGAAGAACACGTGCATGGTAAGTCTCTCCCACCCGATACTACTTTCGCAGCGTTACTTGAAGCTGCAAAGTTCGCTCGACTCGAAGGCTTCGTACTGAAGGAACTCGACACCAAAGAACTGCGATGGTGGAAGCTCAAAGTGTCCCACACGTACGACTGCATTGTGATGGGCACCAAGGATGGCACCGGCATGTTCTACGGCGACGTCGGTGCGCTACGAGTTGGGATGATAGCACCTTACCAAGAAGATCCTAGTCATCACGTAGTCGAGGTCGCCTCGGTGAGTGGCATGACCGAGGTGGAACGCAAATGGATGACGGAGCACCGAGACGAACTCATCGGTCGTGTTTGTGAAGTGGAGGCTAACGGTGTCTGCTCGAAAGGTCGGCTACACCACCCTCGCTTCATCAGATGGCGCGAAGACAAGAATCCAACGGAATGCACCGTTGATCAATTGGAGAGTAAGCGATGAACAACAGACTGTCCGACATCTCGGTGTACATCTCATCGTCGATGACCGACAAGGCGGCTGTGAAACAGTTCGCTGATAAGTTGAGTCTGCACCAAATCAGGGTGACATCGACGTGGCACGACGATGGTGCACACGATTGGAAGCCAGGTGACGCGGAGAGTGCGCGTAGCGTCGCGAAGAAGTGTCTCACGGAGATCCTCGAAGCTGACTGGTTCGTGCAGTTCTCTGAGTCACCGTCGACGCTCGGTGGCATGCACTACGAAATGGGCTTCGCAGTTGGACTGCGCAAACTGATCATTCTCATTGGCAAACCGGTGATGCCATTCCAATACTTACCGTGCGTGAAGTACTGCAAAACATTCGATGAGTTCATGTTTGGACTCATGGCAGCGCGTGTGCGCCATGAGATGAGCAAGGGCAAAGGTGGACCTCCATTCGGCAGGCCGCGGCGATGAGGGTTTGGTGCTGACGTGATAACGTCACGAGGCGAGAGCGAAGCCCAGTGGGGCAATACCGACGAATCATCGCCGCGTGCCTGCCACAGAGAAGAGAGGAGGACCACAGTGACCATCGTGGATGTCGCCGTCATCTTGTCGTTCATAGGAGGATTGGCGATTGGATTGATCATCGGACTAAAGCGACGAGATAGAGATTAGAGAGGAGAAGAACGATGGACAAGGCCGTTGACATAACAGTTGGCTGTAGGTTTTGTGGGAAGTCATTCAAGATGACTGTGTCGTTGACTGGCTTCATGAATTTCAAAGGAGGAATGGCGGCACATGAGGCACTCCCAGAACTCAAACCAGAGGAACGTGAGCTGCTGATAAGCGGTGGGTGTTCTGTGTGTTGGAAAGAGATGATGGGGGGAAACCGTCGATGAATGAAAAGGAGCGAGAGATGACAGTCGTCGAAGAACTTAAGCTTCGCAAAGAGGCCGCGGACAAGGAACTCGTCGAGGCCAAGAAGGCAACGCACGACGAAATTGCCGGCGTCATGGCGGAACTAAACATGCTGGTAGAAGCGATGGATGGCTTCGACTCGCGCGCGATCAAGGATCACGTGGAGCAAATGAGACAGAGTGCGCTGCGCGTCGAGACGCTCTCCGCGAACGTACTCAAGGCAATGAGTAGGAGACGCACGTGCTTCTAGCAGTGATTGGATGGAATGATGGGTGGCGTAATGTAGCGGAGCGAAAGCTTCGCGATGAAATGCACACGCGTGGCGTCAAGAGTTCCGATCTGGTCAGCCGATACGCTGGCGTGTCGACCATGAACACAACTGACCGTGCAGTTAACGCGCTCCGAGACGTGTTGGTGCGTGACGCGGCGATTGCACAGAATGCAAGTGCAAGTGATCATGTATTCTTTGTCGACTTGCTGCCGGCGTACGCGCTCGCGGACGCAGCAGAGACAATGGATCCACGCTTGGTGTCGCTTACCGGCGTGTGGGGATCGTCGCCGATGGTGGACGTGTGCATCTTCGTTGCGGAGAATGAAGACGCCATGAAGAACGGCGACACACTGCACGATGCTGGGCGCGATTTGTCACGTTACACCATCGTAGTCACCAAGGAAGACGTGTTCAGAGATTCATACGGTAAAAAGATCCTCGATGTGATCGAGGGCAAAGGATACCTGGAAAAGGAGGAGAGAGATGAGCGTGGAGGAGACTGCGGTACTAACGCACGTGTGCGTAAACACAAAGATGGAAAGGTTTCTGCTCGGCGAAGAGAATCCGCCAGAAGAACCGACGCCAGCGGACGACGAAAACGAGCCAAACCCCGACCTTGGTGATGACGAGGACTTCGAGGAAGATGACGAAGGCGAAGGTGACGATGACGATTGCCTCGAGGAAGAGGACGACGAAGAAGTGGGCGATGACACTGACGATGAAGACGACGATGATGACATCGACGTCGAATAGGTAAGCATAAGAGAGGAGATAGGAGATGGCGAGCGAGAGATTTGCAGCAGAGTTTCAGGCGAGGATGGCTGAACGTAGGGCGAAGTGGCCTGACTACGTGAAGCATACCATCAGGGATGAGATCCTGGAGGGCATCGATCGGTGGGTGCTCACTGGCACTGACGTCGGTGGCTTCTTGTCCGCAGTCTTGCGGAACGATCTTCTCGAAGCAATGGAGCGCGCAGATGAGAACAATTCCGCACACCTCCGCGAGATCGTGACATACATCTACAACGAGTGTCCAATCCATTGCTGGGATGGAAGAGATAAGGGACGCGCGGAGAAGTGGATGGAGCGTGGCGGCCTGATGCGCTACGACCCGATGACTGGTGAGGAACGTAAGGAGGCACCATGCGCATCGCAACCTTGATCAACGCGGCGTACGTCGGGTACGCGCGTAACTGGCTTCTTAGTCTGAAGAAGGCGGGTATTGACACCGAAGACTTGACGGTGTACTGTACTGATGACACCGCAGTGGCGGCGATGGTACCGTACGCTCCTTACAGTCGTGCGAAAAGAGTGCCTGGTGTGGCATCCATGGACGAAGCAGCTTTACCGTACGGGTCAAGACAGTGGAAGACATTCGTGTGGACGAAGATGGAGCTGATGACGCACCTGCTACAGCACGACGAGCCGGTGCTCTTTAGCGATGTTGACGTGATCTTCCATCGCGACCCGACGCCGTGGTTCAACGTCGCCGGGGTTGACCTGATCGCACAGCAAGCGGTGTTTCCTGGATTCACCATCATGTGCGATGGCTTCTACTATGCGTTCCCAACTGACGCGTGCCGGCGACTCTTCAAACCGTCGCGTGACGAGTTTGATCGATGGCACAATCAAGAGGAGCTGATCAACGCGCGGCTCGTTACCGAGAAGGTGAAGTGGTTTGGACTGCCGACGAACCTTTTCCCCGATGGAAAGTTCGCTCCGGTCAAAGAAGATTGGTGCTGCAGGTCAGAGGACAGATACATCACGCACTTCAACGCGGTGACGTCGTCATCGCAGAAGCTTCAGAGGATGATCGCCAGTAAGTGCTGGTTCTTGGGAGATGCCAAGTCATGAGCGACGAACATAGAGTCTACGTCGAAGTGACTCCGACATCTAAAGACGGTGATGCGGATTCAATGTTGTACGAGTGGAGCGACTTAAAGCGGGCATTCGAAGATGCCGAGCTAACTCTTGACGGAGATGACAATGGAAAAGTAACACTACGCATTGTCATCAATCCAAAGATAACGAAAGAGGAGGAATGATGAACACGAACGAGGATGTGTGGGGCAGGAGAATCAGCACGCGCACCGGATGCCGAGAGATACAGCTCGAGGTAGAGCAGGCGCGAGTGGAGACGCTCCAGAGTCAGACGCGCGCGGCGTGCGCCGAGAGCATCAGGCGTCGCAAGACGTTAGTGTATGAGATGCGAGGCACGCATCATCTCGCACTTCGTAAAGACCATCCGGTCAATCTCACTCTCATGAGGTCGAACCGGCGTGGACTGTTCCTCGTCGTAAATGGTGAGCGGATCACGCGAGTCGTAGGGACAAAGCGCTGAGATGAACTACCACCTGATAACCCCATGCTCACGGCCGTATCACCTCGATGCGGTGTACGGTAGCATTCTCGCGCAACGGATGCCCACGGATAACATCACGTGGTGGATCATCTTTGATGCTGACAGAGTGCTCTTCGACGTGCAGGCGCGCTTCAATAAACTGCGCGTTGAAACAGGATCTGTCCGTGGAAAGCCATGGGGGGATAAACAAACCGATGTTGCGTTAGAGCGCATCAAAGATGGGTGGGTGTATAGAGTTGATGACGACAACATCATACACCGTGACTTCCTCGCTAGGTTGAGCAACGTGAGTGGCTGCGCTCTTGTTGTCGACCAAGTGTGGAAGAACGGTGACCTTCGATTGAGAGCATCACCGGAGAATTTAAAACCTTTGATTGTTGACACCGCGCAGTTCGCGGTGAAGAGAGAAGCCATCGGAAGCGTACGATGGATAGATTACGTGAAGCACCACAACACAATGCGCGGTGGCGATGGATACTTCATACAGCAGATTCACAACAGGCACATGGATGACTTCACATTCGTGAACGAACCTCTGTGCTACTACAACTACCTGAAGGAGCAAACATGAAGGAGCAAACATGAAGGAGCAAACATGAAACACGTTTGGTTTGAATGCTCTTGCGGGAAAACAGGCTGCATGTTCTGCGACGGTGGGCTTGGTTACTGCGCTGTCTGCGGTGGATTTGAAGGCACACTGACCACTGATTGTTGTGGGAGAAAGCTAACTCCAAACGAGGAAGACCGCATCTACCGTAAGGGCAACCTTGACTTCAAGGATGGTAAGTGGGTGGATACACCTAACTATCCAAGAAGTAATTCCAATCATCGGTTGACTGGAGCGGAACAATCGATGCAACTCTGAAGAGTTGCGACAGTAAAAGGCTACCTGAAAGGATGACACATCATGGCAAAAGTCTTTGGAGTTGGTCTTGGAAGAACGGGCATCAGCACATTAGCGTGGATGCTGAAGAACCTCGGGATCAACACGGGCCACTACATCGTTGACCCGACGACATACAGTAGATATGACGCGATAGTTGACGTGCCGACTTATCTCTACACGCTGTCGATTAACGCACGCTGGCCAAATGCGCTTTATATTTGTACCACGCGTGAGGTTGAGAGTTGGCTCGAATCGATGCGGATACACATGGACGTGGTGAACCACGCCGGACTTCCCGATAGGGATAGACTCGCCATTATGGCGAGTTATGGGTGCTTATTGTATGACGAGAAGAAACTACGAGTAATGTACGATGCGCACCAAAGCTTTATCAAGTGGTTCGGAAAGACGTTCGCCTATGATCGAATGCTACTCATCGACATTTGCGACAAGAACGTGAGTGACGAAGAGAAGTGGAAAAGCCTCTGCACATTCCTTGGGAAGGATACCGTTAAACTCTCAATCCCGCAACTTAATAAATCAACTGATGCAGTTAGAAAGACGCCACCTGGAATGCAAATGCGACCATCGGCGATTGAGTGGATTCGTGCGAATATTCCAGCAGGTAAAACGATCCTTGAGCTTGGCAGTGGGAATGGTACCACAGCCGCTCTTTGCAAAGACTATCAGCTCTACTCGGTGGAGCACGATATGCGTTGGACGAACAAATATCCGTCGAAGTACATTCACGTGCCTCTCGGTCCTGATGGGTGGTACTTCCCAGAAGCATTAAAGGCGCGACTACCGAAGGACTATGACCTCCTTATCGTCGATGGTCCACCGGCATCTGAAAGCAGATTGAATCTCATCAAGTATCTTGACATGTTCAAGTCAGATGTGCCGGTCATGTTCGACGATGTTGAACGCAACGTGGAGAGCGTTGTGTTGACACATCTTCTCAAGACAGGATACAGAGAAATCGCGAGCGACAAAGGATACCCAACGCGAGAGTGGGCTGTCGTGATGCGATAGAAGGTGTGCGCGTAGATAAGAAAGGAGACAGGAGATGGAGAGTGACATCGAGAGCGCTAAGCAAAGTCGTTGGACTTGGGTACAGTCATTCCCAAGCATTCGTCGACTTGAAATTTGCAAGGGGATTAGCGTCGTACACATCAGCTTCGCAATAGGAATGACAGACGAGGATTGCAGAGTGGCGGCGGTTAATGCGAACTTGTTGGCTGCTGCGCCGAAACTGCTCGAAGCTCTTGAGAAAATCGCTGCCCTCGATCCTAAGTACGGCGCGACGAATTTCGCGGCAACTAAGGCTGTGGTAATAGCACGTGAAGCTATTACCGATGTAAATAGGTGATAGCAGATAAGAAAGGAGAATGGCACGATGCGGGGTGATTGGACGTGGAACAACTTCAAGGCCGTTTTCGTGTGGGCAATGCCGTGGTTGGTGATTGCGTTAGGCATTGTCGTTGCGTTGGTGTGCGTGGTTGTGTGCGTATCCACACGGGTTTAAGGAACAAGGAGCGGAGATGAAGATGGACAATGAGTACAAACAAATGATGGGCGCGGTGTTTGGGCTGTGGGTGATAGTAATGGTCACCGCTGCGCTTGCATTCTACGCTGGACGTTTAACCATGCAGCTGCGAGTCGACGTGCAGCCGTCGGTGGTCAATGTGGCACCGCCCGTGGTGAACGTGAAGCAGGCGGAAGCGCCGCGGGTGGAAGTGACCGTGCCGCCGGCAACGGTGAACGTGCAGCCAGCTGCAGTTAACGTACCACCACCGACGATCACTGTGGAGAACAAAGTGCCACCGAGCACAGTGAACATCGCCGTGGATGGCAAGACAGCAGAAGTGAAGCGCGTGACCGAGGTGAAGTTGCCGGTGTACAAAGAGCAAGATCCCGAGGGACGGTTGCTGCCTCCGCCGAAGTAGAATGATTGCTGCGCCGGCGGGGAGAGGGACGCCATGCCTTCTCCACCCGATTAGCCGCCGGCGCAGCTTACTTGATGAATTGAGGACACCGTGGACCAGACGACATACATTAAGCGTCATGTGATATTGTCGGCGCCTGCGCGTGCAAAGATACTCCGAGTTTCACTTGGCACCATGTGCAACGTTGGAATGCCGATGCCTGAGGTTATTCTCGGTGCCGATTTCACTACTGAAACGGAGCATGAACGAGAGACTATCGTTACAGATGCACACTTGAATGTGTGGCGAGAGATCGCAAAGCGCAATGAAACCACGGCTATATACGAGGACGATGCCTTCTTCATTAGAAGGCACGAAGTAATGCCGCTATCACCGACGACAATATTCTTCTTCGGTGTTATACATGCGACATTCTCGAACTACACCCCAGGCGGACTGTCTACGTTGCAGTTCGCAAAAGGAGTGCACGCTTACGTTGTAACACCGTCAGTCGCGCGAATTTTACTCGACACACCGCAAGACGTTGTTGATAGAATGACGTGCCAGTGCATTTGCGATGGTGTCCTCGAAGGCGTCGTTCCAACACCGTACGCGTGCTTTCAGACGTCGCATGGATCAAACATCTGCAATAGTAGGGCGACGTGGATTGAGAGACACAGCGGGATGCACGATGGACGAAGACTCACGCACAACGAATTGCTTCGGATTAAACCTTAACGAGGAGGAAGGAATGAAGTTTTTACTGACGGGAACGATGGCTTACAGGCAGATGGTGGCGAATGCCGTCGCACATCTATTAAGGTATGTACCATCGACGGACATTGTCGTCGTTGTCCCGGATGAGGAAACACGCAGAGAATACGATCTCAAATGTGGAGTTGTAGTCCGACCTTGTTATCTCCCAAAAGGAGAGCAGCTGTACACGCAGGGTAGCTGGGGCGAAGTAGTGCGTTGGAAATTAGAAACCATCGTCGACAGATTGAAAATCTCAGACGTATTCTACATTGATCCTGACGTCGTTGTATTTGACGACATCAGGAGGTATTTACCGGATGGTGCGTGGGACATATGCGCGCAGCAGAACGTCGATAAGACAGTATGTATGGGGATTGTCGCCGCTCGACCGACAAACTTCGCTATTAGATTTCTCACCCCCAATGGACCATTGAGATCGGACGATGAGTATATAGAAAAAAGGTGGCGATGGAATCATACCAAAGATAGATTGAGAATGTTTCCGTCAGATCAATTTCCAGTTGGAGCCTACCCACTTAAGTTGAACGAAGCTGTTTGTTATCATTACAATCATACTGTGGGAGTTGAAGCTAAAATCAAACGTATGCAAGAAGATGGAAATTGGATTGTCTAAGTGCCACTGTTGAAGAGGAGCGATCGACGGGGGTGCATTGTTTGGCTAGCAGGGCTTTCAAATTTGTGGATTAGGATCAACAGTTGATAAAGGAGAAGAGAATGAAGAAGATAGTGGATGAAGAGTACAATAAACTTTGCGCATTACGCAAAGCAGAATGTGAAGAGTTTCTGCGTAAAGAACGTGAGATGAAAAGAACACGCGTCAAGACCACTGTAAATGACGATATAAGATCACGAAAGAAAGCATTGAAGAGAGCACAACGGGTGGCATTCTTCAAAGCGGCGTGCGACGAATATGTGAGAGTACTTGAGAGATATGAGACACTCTCTGAAGAGGTTGGTACCGCTCCAAATGGAATAGAGTTTGATATTGCTGTGAAGATGGCTGTGGAGCAACACAAGATATTGAGAAGAGCGGAACGCGTAGTTCGACGTTCTTCTGCGTACCTCCAGTAAAGTCTTCAGACGTATGCCCATTCCGCGTAACAACGGTATGTATATGGGGTAAAGGTAAGGGTACCCTCCGGGTAGTATATCTCACGAAGCCAAGTTGTAAATACATATAATACTTGATTAATTTGGATCTTATATATTATACCTTTTCTAGGTTGGTTCTTTCAGTAATGGCGGTTCCCGTACGCACGTAGTGGTTACCCACATGCACATGGTTGTTACGCTTCGACGGCGACTTATTCGGAGGATCTGTCGGTGAGTCTACTCCTGTGGTGATGAGGCGGAGGAGTTTGTGAGTTGTCTGTGGTGTAAAGAAACTTGGCGCAACGTGCTATTTGCAATGTTCCAGGCGTGTACAATTGCAGTGGTGTAGGATATAATAACCTCAGATTTGGGAACATATTGTCACGAGGTAGCAGATGCACAAGCGACATACTGAGCCTTGTCTAGCTGAAAATGGCGCACGCAAGTGTGAGTATGAAGGCTGCACGCATCGTGCAATGCTCGGTACGACTCGTTGCCCTGATCATCTGCCGCATCACGCTCGTCGTTTCAAGAGTGGTATGTACCAATTCAAATCGCCTCAGCTTCAACAGACGTTCGAGATGATGCTCAAGGCGGATGATCGTTACACGTTGGACAACGAGCTGGCGCTCATGCGCGTGTGTCTCGACGGGGTGATTTCATCGTGCCAGGCGACTGAGTCAAAGGAGTTGTCTGCGCACGCGATTGCCGCTATCACATCATTGTCCTCAGAGATCGGTAAGATGTGCGACGTGGTGGCGCGCCTCGAACAACGCACGAAGGGCATGATTCCGACGGAGGTGCTCCTCTTCTTCATCCAGTTGATCGCCGATGAACTCTCGAAGAAGGTGGAGCCAGATCTCGCGGAGTCTGTGGTATCGGCGATCCTCGAGATGCCGCTCCCACAAGATATGTCTGGCTTCAGGCGTGATCACGTATCGCTCGGTAGACAGCCCATCGAGCCGATGCAGAACGATAACAGCGGCGTCGGCATCGGCAATAGCAGTGCCGCTGCTCGTGAGTCATTAACATCTGATGCTCGTGAGAAGATCGCTGAACTTCGTGCGCAGGCGAAAGCGTTACGCGATGAGATAGCGAAGAGCGATCCTGGTTTTGAACGTGACGAAGACCTCGCGCCGGCCGAACCGACAGAGGATACTGAATAAGGTACGCGCGTACGTACGCGTGATTCCTTGTATATAGAGGGACCTGGGACATGATGGCAGCCGCCGAGGCGCTTCACTTGATGCGCACTCACCTCGCCGATCAGACGAGGCGCTGCACTGTCATTAAGCGTCGGCGTGAACACGGCGGCTTCCTCGGGTGGTTCAAGACGTACCTCGGTCATTACATCACGCGCCCCTTCTCTTACATGCACCGCGACTTTGCGATCAACGTGACGCATCAACTGCAGACGCATCGCGGCTCGCATGTCTGTCGTCTTGCGCATCGTGGTTCGAGCAAGAGTTCCTTCTTCACCCTTGCCTTGCCGATTTACAACGCTTGTCTCGGCACGGAGCCGTACATAATGTTGTGCGCCGACACGATGCCACAAGCACGCAAATATCTCGCCTCGGTGAAAGACGAGCTCGAGACGAATGAACGCCTGATTGAAGACTATCCGCACGCGTGTGGTAAAGGCGTTGAGTGGACGAAGAACATGATCGTCACGCGCAACGGCATTTGCATCGAGGCACTTGGCGCGGGCAACAGCATTCGTGGTCGCCGCCACGGCTCACGTCGGCCGTCGCTCATTGTCATCGACGATCCTGAGAACGATCGCTCGAAGTTCTCTACCACCACGCGCGAGCACAAACGCGATTGGTTCTTCAACGGCGTCATGAAGGCCGGCGACGCTGACACGAACGTCGTCGTGATAGGCACACCGCTCCACAAGGAGTGTCTCGTCTCCACGCTCCTCAAGACACCTGGTTGGGACAAGAAGATCTTCCGCGCCTTCTTCAAGTGGCCAGTGCGCATGGATTTGTGGGAGCAGTGGGAGGCGATCTACTCCTCGGTGGAGGCTGACTCGGAGGCGAGGGCCGACGAGTTCTACCGGGAGCATGAGGCGGAGATGATCGACGGCGCCTCGGTTGCGTGGCCGGAGTTGTACAGCGTGCTCGCGCTCATGAAGATGCGCGCCATGGGCCACGCATCGTTTGAACAGGAAATGCAGTGCAACCCGATTGACTACGCGCTCTGCGAATGGGGCGGGATGTTCGACGGCGACGATCTTTGGTTCGATGACTTCCCTCCTCGCAAAGACTGGGCATACTCGGTGATCGCTCTTGACCCTTCAAAGGGTAAGGACGCGAAGCGCGGTGACTATCAGGCGATCGTCTTTCTGGTGGTTGGCAAGGATGGATTGTTCTACGTTGACTGCGACATGCGCCGGCGCCCCGTGCGGCAGCTCGTCACCGACATGGTGTCGTACTGCGCCGACATGCGCCCTGATGTCTGCGTCGTCGAGAGCAATCAATTCCAAGAGTGCATCGTCAACGAGTGCGAGGATGAAGCGGTTCGTCGTAACTTGATGACGCCTATTGTTCCACTTGAATGTGGCGGCGTCAACAAGATCGTCCGCATCAGGCGCCTCGATCCGTACGTGACGCGCCGGCGATTCAGATTCAAACGCCGCTCACCGGGCGCGAGGATGCTCGTTGAGCAGGCCTCGGTGGTGCCGACCGGCGATCACGATGACGGTCCTGACGCGCTAGAGATGGCAATGCGCAAGGCGGGAATGATGCTCAACTCAGTTAACGCGGGCGAGTCAGTGGAGGATCCGAGCTGATGGCAGAGCAGACGAAGCTCGACAAACTGACACACCCCGAATACACCGCGAACATCGGGCAATGGCTGAAGTACTGGCACGCCTACGCGGGCGGCCGTGACTTCATCATGATGTACCTGAAGCGGTACTCGAAGCGCGAGACAAAGAGAGACTTTGACAATCGCCTCGATGTCACGTACAACCCCGGCGACTCTAAGTCAGCGATCGAGGATGTGCGTGACGCTCTCCTCTGCCATCTGCACGAGGTGGAACGCGCCGGCGACCCGCGTTACCTCGAGATGATGAAAGAGGATGTCGACACGTTCGATTCCTCGATGACGACGTTCATCGGCGAAGAGGTGTTGCCGCGCCTTCTTACGCAGAGCAAAGTGTACGTCTGCGTGGATGCACCCAAGCAAGTGACGATGCCTGTTGAAGGAAGGCCGCCGACGCGCGCCGATGAACTCCCAGGTATGCCGTATCTGTGGACATTCACCGCCGAGCAGTGCAAGTCGTGGACGTATGACGATGACGGCGAACTCTTTGCGGTGCTCATTGAGCTGCTCGTCGACGTGGTAGATCCGATTACTGGATTGACCACGGGGACGGAGCGCCAATTCCGTTACATGCGGCGCCTCGCGCCTGGTGAGTCGGTGCCTGGTACGACGATCGTCGGGCCTGGCACGCTGGTGGAGATCTACGATCACAAAGGCGATTTCAAATCGGCGATGAAGCTCGAGATTCCGCGCCTGCCCGTGGCGGAGTTCCGCATCTCACAGTCGCTCATGACCGACATGGCGGACATGCAGATTGCGCTGATGAATCTCTGCTCCACGGACATGGCGTTTCTGTTCAGAGGAAACTTCCCACTGTACACCGAGCAGTTTGATCCGGCAACAGCGATCATCAAACCGCGCGGTGAGAAGCGATTCACGACGGGCACAGATCAGAATCGCGATCGCGTCGATACACTCGATCCGCTCGACGACGTTGACAACGGTCAGGGTGTTGGCTCGCAGAAAGGTCGGCGATACACGAAGGGAGTTGAGCGGCCGGGTTACGTCGCTCCTCCCACAGCGAACCTCACGGCGTCGATGGATAAGCAGGCGGACATCTCCAAACGTATTCGTGCAGCGTGCGACCTCGCGCTCACATCGCTCAGCGTCGCCGCGGTGCAGCAGTCGGGAGAATCGAAGAAACAGGATCGCGTTGGTTTGTCCGCTGGCCTACGGTACATCGCGACACAGCTCGAGTCAGGTGAGAGAACGGTCTGTGAGCTCGTGCATCTCTATCTCGGCGCCAATCCAGAGATCGGCGGCGTCGATTATCCTGACGAGTACAAGGACACGAGCGATGAAGAACGCGCCGCCGAGCTCGACCGCCTCGTTAAGGCGCGTGGAGCGGTGCGCAGCGCGACGTACCAGAAGGAGATGTCTAAGCAGATCATCGAGTCACAACTCGAAGGCGAAGTGGACGAGCAGGTGCTGATTGCCGCTAAGGCAGAGGTGGACGCAGCGATCCCGATGGATGAGTCCGTCGAACGTGCCGCCATGGTCAAGGCAGATGTCGAGGCGCTCCTCGTGTCGAAGTCCACTGCATCAACGATACGCGGCTATCCGCCAGGGGAGACGGACGCCGTCTCCAGCGAAGCGGCGAAGGCGGCGGATCAGCGTGCTGGCTTTGGCACTGGCTCCACGGGGATGATCGGTATGATGTTGCCTGAAGAGCGCGAACTCATGAGGAAGCGCGCCGCCGGGAAGTTAGAGGAGCCCGCCAAAGTAGAAGATGAAGACGAGACGGACGACGAGGAAACGGGTGAGGGAGCCGCGGCTAACTGATGAGCTTCATCGACGACATCATCGATGCTCGGTCAGCCGCAATGCGCGGTGAACGGGAGGCCGTGCGCCGCGTGCAGCGTGGGTACGAGTACGCTTCAGAGCGCCTGCAAGAGCGCATCGACATGCTGCGCAAAATGGAGGAGGCTGGCCAGTCAGTCGTCTACATCAAAGGACAGGCGGAGGCGGTGCTCGCCGAGGTGAGTGGGCTCGCAAGGATGGCGGCAGAGGACGCGGGAACAGTGGTCAACGCGATGCGAGAGCGAGTCATACTGAATACGCTCGCAGACGCCACGCGCCTCGCCGAGGAAGCGGGTCAGCGAGTGTCGCTCGCTGCTACGTTCTCACAAGTGCCGGAGGGTGCTGTTCGTGAAATGGCTGCGCGCCCGTTGTTTGGAGTCACGCCTCTTCAGTCGGCGCGGCGCATTGCGTCAGGCATGGAGGAAGACCTCCGCACGGCGCTCGTTGGCGGTCTCGCGGAAGGATCGTCGATAGGCGAGATCGCGACAGAGGTGGAAGAGATTGCGACGCTCACTGAGACAGCGGCCGCGCGCATGGTGCGCACGAACCTTGCCGCCGCGAGCAATGACGCGTTGCGCATGGCATACGAAGCCAACGAGGATGTGCTCGACGGATACACGTGGGACGCCACCCTCGATGAACGCGTCTGCGTGCGGTGTGGCGTGCTCCACGGCACGTTCTTCCCGCTTGGTTCAAAGCCGCCCGGACCGCCGCTCCATCCGAACTGTCGGTGCGTGCTGACACCGCACCTTAAGGAAGATGGTGAGCCGGACAAAGAGGAGTACGTACGAGCACGTCCTCTGCTGGAGAGTGGTGAGCGGAGTCGTAGGACGGAATTGATTCCGTCGAACACGCGCTTTGAATCGTGGCTCCGCAAACAACCGTCGGACGCCACGATCAACGTCACTGGCTCAGAGATCAAGAACAGTCTGTGGCGCAGCGGCAAAGTGCCGTTCACCGATCTCGTTGCGCCAGACTTGACTACGCGCACTGACCCTGAGGTGGTGCGCCGCGCGCTCTCACTGCACCCCGGCGACGCTCGACTGCAGTCGCTCGCCGAGAAGCTCGGGGTGCGTAAGGTGAGCAAAGAGACGCTTCGCCGCGAGGACGTCGCTGCGGAGAAGAAGGTACGATTCACATTCGGCGAAAGGCCGGGTGTTCCTTCAGACGTCACTAATCGTCGTGCGAAGCGCGATGAGAAGCGTGGCGTCAGGCAACCAGCAGGAGCGAGGTGAACAATGCCTAATCCTTACCACGATGCAAAGGGCCGCTTTGGGAGTAAGGGAGGCGGTGGCAACGGCGGTGCGTACAAACCCGGGCAGCATGCGAAAGCGGTCAAGCTGGCGCAGGCTGGCGCGGTTCAACGCGCAAAGGATTGGGCAGCTGCTTCAGCTGCCAAAGGTTCGGGTGCATACAAACCAGGGCAGCATGCGAAGGCGGTCAAGTTGGCGCGGGCCGGCGCGGTTAAGAGGGCGCGCGCAGCAGTGCACACGTCTAAATACAGTACGTCACGCGAGGTGAGCTGGTTACAGAGAGCAGCAGCGAAAAACGCCCGAGGATACTAACTACGCGCCGCGTGGCGCGAGGCACGTAGAACAATGAGGAGGAGACGAACATGCCAAAGACGTTCAGTTACGATCGACCGAAGTCGGTGGTGGTCAACAGCACGGGCATCGACGTAACGCTGTTCGCGTCTGAAAAGCCCGATGCACCGGTTGACATCAGTGGTACTGGCACAACCGGCGAGCTTCACGCGCTGTTCAAAGCCGACGCTGACGAATCCGGCGGCGCAGACGTTCAGACGCTCTTCAAGCTGGAAGCGCTTCCTGTCGTCGGCGCCGACGGCTCGGTGAGTCTGCGTGTCACGGTGACGCCGATCATGGGTGCGAGTCCGTTCGCCGACGGCACCGCGCAGCAGATGACGGTTCCCCACGATCAGACTATGGATGCGTGGCAGACGGCTGCCGGCCGCGCCCGCCAGGCCTAGGAGGAATCACGTGGGTAAGTTCCACGTGCGAAGAGAAAACGGTCAGTTCACTCCGCACCCACCTGGGGACCCCTCCACAGGGCGGGTGCGGGTGACTGGCCGTCCAACTGGCGCCGACATGCAGCGCCTGCTCGACAAGGCGCTTGAGAAATTGAAGGACGGGAAACGATGAGCACGATCCCGACGGTACCGTACGCAGACTCCATCTACGCCGCGGAGTATTTCGCTGAGCGGATGGGGACGACTGCATGGGACAGCGCGAGCGTCGCTGATCGTAACAAGGCGTTGAAGCACGCAACGCGGCTCATCGACAGTTGTGAGTTTGTCCTTGAGAAGACCGACGAGACGCAGGATCACGAGTTTCCTCGTGATGGCGATCTGTACGTACCCGAAGAGGTGCTGCAGGCCTGCTGCGAGGTGGCGTTGGAGCTGCTCAAGGGCAGACTTCCTGAGGAGATGTCAATCAGCAAAGCAGGTGTCACGTCGGAGTCGATCGGCGATACGTCGCGCAGTTACGACGCGAATGGCGCGTTGGCTCCGCTCGGGATGGCGGCTGGTCTTCCAAGCATTCGCGCGGCGCAACTGCTTCGCAAGTGGCTCGTCGATGAGACAGAGATCGATTTGTTGAGGGTGAACTAAAAGCACAGTCAGCGAGCGAGTAGCTCGTCACAGCCTAGCGTCGGGCGATTTCGACGCGCGAGTAAAGAGGAGGTCCGACGATGTTGCATGGAACGGAAGTGAATGGTCTGGGCAATTGGTCGTGCTCGTGGTCTCGGCGGCGCGTGTACCACTTCACGCCGTTTGGACTCGGGCTCTGTCTCATCCCCGACGGCGACGGTGGCGGCGGCGGTGGGACTGGCGACGCATCCGGAGGCACGGGAGACGGCGGAACTGGCGATGGCTCGACGGGGACACCCGCTACGTCACCGTCAACGAAGACGTTCACCCAAGCTGAGATGGATCGCGTCGTGGCCAAGCAGCGGAGAGAGATCACCGAGAAGCATCTCGATGAGATCAATCGGCTGAAGAAGGCGCAAGGCCTGACGGATGCTGAGAGGCAAGCACTCGAGAAGAGAAGCAACGAGCTCGAGGACGCGCTGCTCAGCGAGAAGGATCGCGCCAAGAAGGAGATCGAGAGGGTGCGCAACGACTACGAAGCGAAGGCGAATGCCGAGAAGGCTCGCGCCGAGCAGAACTGGGCGTTGTACACCGGGGCAATGGTCTCCACCGAGATCAGTCGCGCAGCCGCGCTGCACAAGGCTTTCAACCCGCAGCAGATCGAAGCAATTGTGCGGCCCATGACAGTCGTCGAGGATGAGAAGGACGAGAAGTTGATCCCGACGGGCAAGCACGTGGTGCTCGTCAAGGTGCGCGTGAAGAACGACAAGGGAGTCCTCGAGGAGCAGAAGCTCACCGTGGACAAATTCGTCGCTCAGATGCGCTCTTCGGATGACTTCGCAAATCTGTTCTTGTCCGAACGCGCAGGCGGAATGGGATACCGACCTGGCTCGAAGGGCGGCGGTGGCGGAGATGATGGACGTAATCTGTCGCCGACGCAGAAGATTGCCCATGGACTGCGCACCTCGCGATCGTCGTGAGGCACTGTTCATAGGGCAGACAACAACGACAACGGAGGCCGTACATGCCACTCTTAACCGCGGAAGCCGAGAAGCTTTCGCAGAACCTGTTGGTGCAGGGCGTGATCGAGAACATCGTCACGTCGGACCAGCTCTACTCGCTTCTGCCCTTCACTCCGGTGGAAGGCAAAGCGGTTCTGTACAACCGCGAGCTGACGCTCGGCAGTGCCGCGTTCGTCGACACCGATGACGCGATTTCCGAAAGCGCAGCGACGTTCACCCCGGTCACCGAGAAACTGCGCCGCATCGTCAGCGACGTGGACGTCGATGACTTCCTGCAGGGCACGATGAGTGACCAGCAGGATCAGACAGCCGTTCAGATCGCCAAGAAGAGCAAGAAGGTCGGCATCACGTTCGCCGACAAGCTCATCAACGGCGACAACACGACGAACCCGAAAGAGTTCGACGGGTTGCTGAAGCTCCTCCCCTCCGGTCAGCGCATCGGCCTCGGCGACACCGCCGCGGTGGCGTTGGCCTTCGATCACCTCGATCAGCTCATCGACAAGGTCAAGGTCGGGATGTCGCGCGTGCTCGTCATGAACTCGCGCACCATCCGCTCGTACTTCGCTCTTTGCCGCGCTCTCGGCGGCACGGATCCGCTGCACATCGCGATCCCGGGCGTCACCGCTCCGGGGCTGCCTTCGTACCGCGGCATTCCGATCCTGAAGAATGACTACATCCCGGTGGACATGGACCGCACCGGCGCCGTCAGTGAGGCGCTCACCACCGCGTGGACCGCCTCCACGGTCACGGCGCTCGGTACGTGGCGCAAACCCACCGTGGCGAACGGCCACGTGTATCTGTGCACGACCGCCGGCACCACGCACACCGTCGAACCGACGTGGGGTACCACGCCGGGTGGCACCACCTCGGAAGGTGGCGGCACGGTCGTCTGGACCTGCTACAAGGCGTCGTACTGCCCGATCATCCACATGTCGTTGGATGAAGAGGAAGGTGTCCACGGCCTGATTGCGGCGATGCAGGCAGGCATCGAGGTCAAGCTCGTCGGCCCGGTGCAGAACAAGGATGCGACGCGTTGGCGCGTTCGCTGGTACACCGGCCTGGCGCTGAAGAGCGAATTGGCGCTCTCCATCGCGCATGGGATCAACAACTAAGGAAGGACTGGATGACGCGCGGCGGGCTTCGGCCCGCCCGCGTCCGCCGGCTCTCGTGCACGCGAGATCCGACGGACGCGACGAAGGGACGATAAAAGGAGATCACCATGCCGGCTGGAAACATTGCATTCCAAAGACACATCGGGACGGTGCAGAGTGATGGCACCGCTCGTTTGGTGGAGCTGCCGGGAATGGCATCTCTGCTGAACGTTGGTCCGGAGATCATTTACATCTCCGAGAGCAACGTGATCGCCGCCGATCAGGCGCAGCACGACGGTGAGATGTTCCTCCCCGTCAACGTGCCTGTCCCGCTTCCACGCGCGATGCGAAAGTTCTACCACAAGACGGCTGCCGCTACCGCCGTACTTCTGGTTGTGACTGACGTCAGCTAACCACGTCGCGGCGGTGTAGTTCAAAAGTAAGCGAGGATGCGCCATGCGCCATTTCCACAATGTTCGTGATAGACGGCAGATTGTTTGCGTTGAGCAATCTATTCTCCGCTCCAACGTGTGGGATGGCGGTGGCGCCGACGATTATTTGGCGACGGCTGATAACTGGGCGACCGCTCAATCTCCTGAGTCCGGTGACACTCTGCACTTCGCTGGAACTGTTCGTCCGAATCCCATCAACAACTATCCAGTCGACACGAAGTTCCAGTCTCTCGTGTTTGATACCGGTTCGGCTGGATTCTATTTGACTGGAAATCGTTTTGAACTGCTTGGCTCGATCATTCAGAACGATAACACTGTCCAAGAAGTCCTGCCCGATATGATCGTCAACAACTCAGTAAACTTCATCGTGAACACCGGGGTGTTTGAAATAAAAAACATCCTTGGCACCGGCTCCATTACCCTCAGCGGTAATTCTCCGTGGAGCGTTCGCTTCGTAGGCAACTCCACATTCAGCGGACAGCTTACCATTCAGAACAATGTGTACGCTGACGTTTACCATAGCGATTCTTGCGGCACAGGAACAATCGCGCTGAATGGCGGATCAATACGGGCAGAGAACACCATTGCTCTTTCTAACAACATCACACTTGATGGAACGAATCACGGACTCGTTACCGCAGAAAGCAGCGACACACTCACACTGAATGGCGTTATTTCCGGCGCTGGCGAATTACGTTTTGGTTGGAGCACAAGCACTGTAGTCGTTAACGGTGTCAACACGTACACCGGGAAAACAATCATTGGCGCTGCTGGTCCTGCCTCTGGCATGGGAACACCCACAGTTCGTTTTAACTCGATTGCCAATGGCGGCGCTAATTCTGCATTCGGCGCTGGCTCTGTTGTTGAAATCGGTCAAGCGTCCGTGTCCCGCAACGCGACCTTGGAGTACATCGGATCGGGAGATTCGACCAACAGAACTTTCTCGTTGGTTGGTTCTGGCGGAACGCTCAAACTTTCAAACAACGGCACTGGAACATTGACGCTGACGCACGCTACCCCATTCCCGATTGCGGATGGAAGCAAGACGCTTGAAGTTGACGGCACAAATACCATTCTAATCACTGGCGCTCTTGCCAATCCCACGTCTGGAACATTGTCGCTAACAAAGAGTGGCGCAGGAACTACCATTCTTTCCGGCGCGAACACTTATACCGGGAATACGACAATCAGCGGCGGAACGCTTCAGATTGGAAACGGCGGATCAACCGGCGCACTTTCCACCAGCAGCGCAATCGTCAATAATGGAACGCTGGTGTTCAACCGTTCGAGTACAATCATTGGCGGCACGAACTTCAACAACGTGATTTCCGGTTCTGGTGGAGTGAGACAATCAGGAAGCGGATTGCTGGTATTTGCGGGAACGCAGACGTACAGCGGTCCCACAACCATTGATGTAGGAACAACGCTGCAACTTGGAAACAACAGTTCCGGCGGGGCACTCTCTCTCAGTAGCGCAATCGTCAACAACGGAACCTTCAGTATCAGGCGTTCAAACAACGTCGCGCAAGGGACAGACTTCGGAAGCGTGATTTCTGGAAGCGGCATTGTTCAGCACAATCCGAACACAGGCACCACCTATGTACTGACGCTTAACGGCGTCAACACGTTTTCAGGTGGCGTGAACATTGTCAGGGCCGCGCTTGTTGTCAGTGGTTCAAACAGCGCGTTGGGGACGGGAACCGTCACGCTTGGCACCGCAACACTTCGCATGACTGTCACGGACGGATTGACGATTGCCAATAACATCATTGTGAATACCGGCTCTGGTTCTGGTGCGAACGGGCGCGGCGTCATTGAAAACAGCGGGACAGGGAACGCAACCATCAGCGGCACGATTACAAACAACGGACAAGTCGCTAATGGTGGACTTTTCGCCAGCGTCAGCACTGGAACGCTCACGCTTTCGGGTGCGATCACCAGTAATAGCTACGCGCTTGTTCAACGCCTAGGCATTGTCATCTACAGTGGTGGCGGTAGCTACACACCCGGCTTGCTTGTTCAAGCTGGCACGGCAAGAGTTGGTGCAACTAATGGATTGGCTACCAATGCACCCATAACCCTTGGGCAACTCGCAACTGCCAACTTGGATTTGAATGGATTCGACCAATCGCTTGCCGGAATAACCAAGAGCACCAATGCGGCGAATGTCGGCAACAGTTCTACCACATCCAATTCCACGCTGACGCTCACGGGAACTTGCTCTTGGGCGGGCTTGATTCAAAATGTGCTTGGCAGTGGAACCCGCACAGTAAGCGTTGTCATCAACAGTTCAGGTGTAGTCACCTTCAGTAGTTCAAACACCTACAGCGGCGAGACTACGCTGACCGCTGGAACATTCAACATCAATCATGCTACGGCAATCGGAACCGGCACGTTCACAATAAACGGCGGAACGATTGACAACACCACGGGCGGATTGATTACGCTGACAAATAATAATCCGCAAACGTGGGCCGGAGATTTTACATACAACGGAACCACTGCGGCATTGAATGTTGGGACGGGAACCGTCACGCTCACCGGCAACAGACAAGTTACCGTCTCCGCACAGTCACTTCAGGTTGGCGGGGCGATTGTTGGTGCGTACACTTTAACAAAGCTAGGTGCTAGTGGTTCGCTCGTTCTCACAGGCGCGTGTACTTACAGTGGCCCGACCACGGTAAGCGAAGGCATCCTTCAAATAGGCGTCGGAGGAACATCGGGGAGCATTACCTCTGACATCTCGATAAGCATCGGAGCAACTCTTGGATTCAGCCGTTCAGATGCGTACACCTACACCGGAGTAATTAGCGGAGCCGGAATTGTTGTCAAGATGAGCGCCGGTACGCTTACCCTATCTGGGATTAACACGTACACGGGATCAACGTCCATAATCGGAGGAACACTTCAGATCACCGGATCGCTCGCAAATACCGCTGTCTCTGTTAGTGGCGGAACGCTGCTCGGGCGAAACACAACCGGCGACAGTGCAACGATCATAGGGACTGTGACGCTCACAAATTCGGCGTCGTCAATCATCCAACCCGGATCTTTTGGTGACAACACCCTGAACACAGGCGCGCTTACTTTCAGTGGGTCTAGCGCTAAGATGATCGCAAACAGTACGACCACTACGTTCAGTCAAATTGCCGTAACTGGAGATGTGGCGCTTGGTGGATGCACGATTGACTTCCCCGCAGGAATCACTACCAATGGCACGTACAAGCTGATTACGGCGACAGGAACAATGTCGGGGACGTTGCCCATCGTTGGAACCAACGGCACCGGAAAGACGTTGACGCTTCAACAAACCGGAAACGACCTTGAAGTGGTTGTTTCCTAACAAGGAGAAGGACCATGAAGATTGAAGACGTTGCCTTGAACACCACCGTTGAGAAACGCGACCGCAACTATCTCGTGCAGATTGCGGCGCCTGTGGGCGAAGATGTGAAGATCACGTGCTACCGCCAGGTAGTGCTGATGAAGGATGGCAAGGAATACCGCAATGGCGGTGAAAACGGTGAAGGACAGAACTACACCGTTGAAAAGAACCTTTCCGAAGTGCTGGCGGAGACCGTCACGCTTCCTGCCGAGGCTGGCGGCATCACCTTGACGGCGGGGCAGGTGGCACTCGCGCTTGAGATGCTGACAGACAAGTTTGCCACTGTAGTAGCGTGAAGCATTATGCCATGTTTCTCTAATGTACAAATTAGCGAAACATGGTATAATATCTTATAGAGGCGGCGCGTGCCGTCAATCAGTGAGTAGAGAGAAGAAGAGGAGAAACACGTGGCGAAGAACGAACTAGCTGGCGAGGATGGCTCTAAGAAATTGGAGCTCACGCAAGTCGGTGTGATGGCGTTGGCCGATATGTTGTCACGCACCGAGCCGCAAGGGCGCGTTGAAATTCGCAAGCACGCGAAGCTGTTCTCAGTGCTCAACAGCAGATGCCGTCGATTCAACGATGAGGCGCGTACCCAGTTTACATGGGTGCCCGGCATCGTTGAGTGCGATGACTCGACGATCACTTACTTGACTGAGATGCTCCACGCGCGTACTTCCCACGGTGTACCTGGAATGTTGAGTGAGGGTTACGCCGAGTTACTGGACAGACTCGGCGACGAGTAAGGAGAGTCGAGCAATCAAAGGCTGATAGCGGAGACATTTACTTCATGAAGCTTCTCTACCTCGGTTCAACGTGCTTCGCGATGCTCGGAGTGCCTGTTGCGATGGATGTCCAAGACGGGTACACCAAGGCATTTGCTGAGATTGCAGACAGGTTCGGCGTCTGGGCGGCAGTAGCGACTCTCTTGATGCTCGTGATCGTTGTCACGACATGGTTAAGGGAGAAGCGCATGGCGAAGAGAATCGATGAACTGGAGAATGATCTCGTGACTGTCACGAAGATGCAGAAAGATCTTCAAGCCACGATTCAACTTCAAAATGAGGTTCTCAAAGGTCTTGCCTCTCAAACGAACGCACAGATCGATGTGCTGAAGGAAATCAAAATCATCTTTTCACAGAAGATGTGTCCATTCAGCAAAGAGTATCGCCCGTAGGTATGCGGCCTACGGCAACAGATAAGAAGAGGAGGATGGAGCAATGACTTACGAAGAAGCAAAGGCAAAAGCAGTTGCGGCATTCGTGGCGCAAGGAATCCCGGCGGATCAGGCAGCAGCGTTGGTGACACCGCAGGACATCAAGAACTTCGGTTGGACGTACACTGACCCGACGGCGAATTGCGACACCACAGTGGTGCTCTCACAGCAGCAGCTCAATGACCACGCTGCGGCCGCGATGGCAGAGGCGCAAGGGAATCAGATCATCACCAACGCGATCAGCTTCCTACTCGGCGCAGCCAAGAAGGTGATGGGCGTCGGCGTGGTACTGATGATGGTTCTGCTTCTCGGTGGATGTGCTTCCACTGCCGGCAAACAGTTGGCCACCGATGCACAGCTCAGCTTGACGACCTACGTCACGCAGCGCGATGATTTCGACGCAAAACTGATCGATGAAAAGCTCGCCAAGAACATCGCCGTCGCGGATGAACTGCATCAACAGTCGGTCGACTCGCACACTACTCTGGCCACCGTGAAGGTACCGACGCAGGTGATTGTGAAGACCGTCGCCGCTGATGGCTCGGTGAAGGAGGAGGTCAAGACCGAAATGCGCGAGGCACAGATGCCTCAGATCGATCCGCGCGTGATGGCCGCCCTACAGCAGGAGAAGGGTAGGAAGTACGCAGAGGCAGCCGGCATTGCTTCGGGCGAGTACGCGCGCGTAGCCAAGATGAACATCAACGCAGCGAATGCGTCTCGTAGCATCAACGACCTGAGCACCTATCTGGGTGAGCAGGCGAAAGTACAGATGTCAGCATCACAAGGCCTGGAGGCTGCGAACAGTCTCCTTGACACGTTCCTGAAGTCAAAGAAAACGGCGCAGGCAGAAGCACCGTAGAAAGAAGGAGCGATGCGTCTGTTCTACATTGTGATGGCAGTTCTGGCGATGGTCATGGCATCCGGTTGTCACCACGACCTGAAGAAGCTTGGACCGTTCTGAGGTGAGCGATGGGCCTGCTCAAGCTTGAAGACTTAACGCCGTCGCAGAGAAACATTATCTGCAATGGCTGCGGACCGGCGAACTGGGGGTGGGTGTCAAGACTCATCCCCCAGTTCTGCTTCAAGGAGGCCGGCGACGCTCACGACTTGGCGTATTGGGAGGGTGGCGGACTGTTGGACAAGTTCGGCGCTGACTTGCAGTTCTTGATCGACTGCTTGTCTTCTACGTTGAAGCAGCAGAAGCGATGGTGGCCGACGTACGCAATCTGGTCCTTCATCTTCTTCTCAGCGGTGGTGCTGGGTGGAAGACGAAGTTTCAGATGGGCAAAGCCGCGAACAAAAGAAGATTTGGAGGCCATCCTGTGAAGATCAAAGTGACGATCGGACTCGACAACTACACCGGCGACATGTGCGGTTTCCATTTCGAGAGTTCAGTGTGTATTGTTGACGACGATGGATCTCTGCGTGTACATCGACTTCTCACAAGGCTGCAGGCACTGTTCGCCGGCACGAAGGTCGAGAACGCAGAGGAGATGACTCCGGCGCAGGTGCCCACCCAAGAGGCAAACCCTGAAGTACCGGTCGCCGATTTCTCCGCCCCGGCGACGCCTGCGCAGGAAGTCATCGAAGAAGAGAGGCCACGCAGGAAGAGGACTCGATGAACGAGATCTTCGAGCAGCCGCATCAAGCGGCAATTGTCACACCCGCGCGCACGCGCGACGCCGGCAACAACGCCGGTGAGCTGAGTTACACCGTGCCGCCGGCGACGACATTCACTGTGCGCTGCATGCTGCAGATGCGCGGCGGATCTCGTCTCGTGCAGGGAGAAGGTGCTGCGTATCCAGTTGACGCGATCATGTACACTTCCGATACGCGGGTGAACGTGGACGATTTGGTGTCGCCGCTGACTCCACAAGGCATGAATCTCTTCAGATTTGTCATTGTGAATGTGATGTACAAGTACGACGTGGATGGAGCTCTTCGTCACGTGCAGTGTCAGCTCACGAGGACACAGAAGCTATGAGCGCTTTTGAAAAGCTGTATGACAGAATGTTCTCCGCGCTCAAGGCGTATCCTGGGCTCGTGGATGTTGGCAGCGGCGGTGATGTGCCGGTCGCCAACGTTCACCCAAGTGACGATCCGCTCGAAGTCGTTGCTGGCTCATCGATCATTTACTCGATGACGGCATCCTCCGAGGATTTGAAGTTCCGTCGATTTGAGGGAGTGATGCAGGTCACGGTCGGTAACCCAAAGTCAAAGATGGCAGCGCATTTGACAATGGCGAAGGTGCGCAGAGCACTCGTGCCGATTCCACTCACTGGCGATGGCATCCTCGTCATGCTGTTCAAGGAACAGTCACAGGCGACAGATGCAGGCAAAGCTGAAGAGTCGTGGCGGGTGACCACGGCCTTCTCATTCAAAATGGTGGAGGGCAGTCTCTAATGCCTCGACCACGAATGAAGAAAGAAGTAGTCTTCACACAGCACGTCGACCACCCTGGGACGCGCGCACAGCCGTTCTTATTGCCGGCGATCGAGGACGCGAGAGTGCAGCTGAAGAAAGTTTTCCTGCCTGCCGCGTTCAAGGTGCTGACGAGAGGCGGCGGATTGTCGAGCAAGCCGTTGATGGTGCAGGAACTGGGGAAGGCTGTGACTCGAGCTGCATTCTACGGACTACGCACAGCACAGAGACTTTGTCCCGTCGACACTGGTCATCTGCGTCGCTCGCTGACTGCTAAGCAACGTGATGAACTGAGCTACACCGTCGGGACAAATATCAACTATGCGTTGCACGTAGAATTTGGCACCAAGGCACATCCTATCGTCCCACGTAAGGCCAGCGTGCTCCGCTTCGTTGTGAAGCGGCCGCGAGTACTGTAGGCGAGACTCTTCGGAGGAATACACGAGTGGGTTCTTACTTTGAGAACGGCTCGCCATCCAACTACACCATCGGTGGTGCTCGGCTGTGGTTCAACGAATCTGTTGACCTCACGCTGACGCCTCCTCGTAGAAAAGGGTGGCGTGACCTGGGCAACGTGGTCGATCACAGCTTCGAAACAGCGAAGGAAGTCCTCGACCATTTCTCGACCAAGACGGGGTCGAAGCGCAAGGATCGTTCCGTCAATCGGCAGATCACTGAGTCGTTGGTTGTCACCCTCGACGAAGTGAGCACCTTGAACATGAAGAACTTCTTCCGCGGCGACGCTATCACGACGGTTGCTGCTGGAAGCGGTACGGGCTCGGTTGTCGATGAGGTCATGCAACTCAACGGCACTGAGTTCGTCTTCCTGCTCGAGTACAACCCGACGGCCATCGTGGTGAAGGACATCACGGGCGTCACGACGTACGTCCTGACGACGGACTACATTGTCGAGACCGACGCAATCACCGGCTACAAAGGCATCCGCCGAGTGTCCGGTGGCGCGATCACCGACGGAGCGTACGTGCGCGTTAACTACACGCACGATGTCCGCGCCAACAAGACGTTCTACCCGCAGACGAAGGCCCTTCGCGAAGGGCAGGCGTTGTTCTTCGGTGTCAGTGACATCGGCAACGAGTTCATGCGCTCGTTCAACAATGTCACGCTCGACCCCGAAGGCAACTTCGCCCTGTCCGCTGACGACTGGTCGAAGTTCCAGCTGCGCGTCGACATCTTGGATGACTCCGATGCGGTTCCGACCGCACCATTCGGCGTCTTCAAGCACTTCGGCGTCGGCACGAACCTGTAGGACTGCGCGCCATGGTGAGCGGAGTGTTTCCGCTCACCATGGTGGCAACATAGAGAGGAGCGATACGTGGAACAACAGAAGATTGTAAGCGAGTTGACTGAGGCGGTACGAAACGCCGTGGTCGACGTGAAGGTGGCTGGAAAGATCCTGCATCTCCATAAGTGGACCTGGAGACAAGGGCTGACCCATGGTGACAAGTTCATCAACGCCATCGGCGAAGTCGTTCGCGGGAAATCGATTTCTGATCTCTTAAAGAACGATGTTCTGCTCGTCCTCCGCAATCAAGCGGAAGTGATGGCCCACATCCTGATCGACACGATTTGGACCGAAGACAATTTCGAGTCGCGAGAGATGGCGACTGAATGGTTTGACACACTGTCACTCGACGAGGTGGTCAATCTTCTCGGTCATGTGATGAGGCAGAACTACGTCCCTTTACGAGACGCGTTCAGCGACCTAAAACGAGTGGTGTTGGAAAGCGGCGGCAGCAAAGAGACTACGGCGACGTCGTAGCCGACATGGTTGCCGAACTACTCGACGCTGGACACGACAGTACCGCGGTGTTAGACAGATACTCGATGGACGAAGTTGAGGCGCACTACCACGCGATTCAGCGCCTCCGAGCTCAGAGGAGACTTGAGTTCATAGTAGACACGACAGTGGCGCACACTACCAGTAAATCTGATAGAAGCCGCCACGTGAAGTACTTGATTGGGACGCCGGAACGCATCTGGAAGATGCGTGAAGAATTGAAGAAGCCGCAGATAGTTCGTCTCTTCGATGGACTGAGCAAGGTCCGGTTGAAGAGAGATCTACCTGCCGACGATGGAGAATGATGATGGCCAGCACTGAAGAATTTCTAGTCAGCATCGGCATTGATCAATCGTCCATCAACAAACTCGTCAGTGATATTGATGCCGCTAAACGTAAGGCCGCTGCGGATCCTGTAGCAATTCAAATGGCTGTCCAGATGGACCAGAACATCGGTCCGATTGTGGATGAAATGCGCCAACTGCGTGAGCAGGAGGAAGCTGCAGCGGCTGCAGCACAAGATCTCGCAACTATCGAAGGTGAAGCGGCTGCGGCTGCTCAGCAGATGGCCGATCAAATGAAGGCCGCCGCTGAAGCGACTGCGACGGCTATGCGGAATGCTGATGAAGCAATGCGAGAGTTACAAGGAGGTCTCATTGCCGTCGGCATTGCCGCCGCGGGTGTAAGCGCCATCTTCAATCAAGCTTCCAACGAGGCGATGGACGACGAAGCCGCGGTGGCGGAGCTTCGAGTGGCTTACGGCGCACTCGCGGACGAAGCCATTCGGACCTCTGAAGAAATCGCCAAGGCGACAGGCAGACAGACGGCCGATGTTCAACGTCTGTTAGCGACGGCCAATTTGGCGGCTGCATCGTTCGGCGTTGTTGGCGATGAAGCTGCCAGAATGTCAGAGCAACTTGTTCGAATTGCTATCGACATGAGCGCCGTGACTGGAACGAATGCTGCCACTATCGTCGATCAATTCAGAACCGGTCTACTGCTGTCTGGCCGCGCTCTTCGTCAATACGGCATCAATCTCGACGAGGCGCGCGTCAAAGCGGAGCTCTTCGCAAAGGGCATTAATCCAAAGACTGCCACTCAAGCGCAAGAGGCACAGGCAAAGCTCGCGATCATTTTGAAGGACACGACGAAGTATTTGGGAGCCGCGTCAAGCGAGAATCAAACGTTCACCGAGCGGATGAAGGACATGTCCGCTGCTGTGTCTGAGGCGTTTGGTGCGCTCGGCGCGTCAGTCAATGAGATCATAAAACCATTCATCGAGGACATTACGAAGGTGGTGGTGAAGATCAAAGAGTGGATTGAAGCGAATCCAGCTTTGACCAAGACCGCCGTGTCGTTAGGACTCGCGCTCGTCGGTATCGTCACTGCTGTCGGTCTGTTGGCAGGGACAATCGCCGCAGTAACCTTCGCCTTTAAACAATTCGCAGCAGCTCAGATTGTTTTGACTGGAATACAGATTGCGTTTGCTGGCAGCATGGTTGAATCCGCAGCGGCTACCACCGCAGACACTGCCGCGACTGTGGCGAACACGGCTGCAAAAGAAGCAAACACAGCCGCCACTTCAGCATCGGCCATCGCCAATAGCAACGTTGGTAAGGCAGTCGACGTTGTAAAAGGAATCCTCGGCGCAACCACCGGCCAAGTCCTCACGAATGCCAAAGCGTGGGCCGGCATGGTGGCAACGAAGGTCGGTGACTGGATGTTCAACGCTTGGACTGGGTTGACAAAGATGGCTGACGGCGTATTGACACTCGGTGGACATCTGCTCCGAGGCGAGATTGGTTTGCGTACCTTCGTCAACATGCTCGGCAGCGAACTCAGTCCTGCCCTACTCACCAACGTGTCGCAGTTCTCTGCGCTTGGTACTGCGGCGCTCGCGGCAGGCACTGCGATTGCTGGTTTCAAGATCGGTGGAATGATCGAACAGTTCTTTGGATTGGCGGACGCTGAAGAACGCGTGATCAAAGGCACCGCGGATACCAGCGACAAGATAAAGAGCGGAATCGTAGACGTGGTGCTCGCAGCCATTCCAGTTGTTGGATGGTTCGCGTTAGCATGGAAGAAATACTACGAGGCTCAGGCAGAGGGCATTCGTACGACCAACGCTGCAGAGATCAAGAAGCAGGTTGATGCGCTCAATCCAGAACAACTCCTTCGCTACAATCAATACTTGAAGGAGGGAATGGTTGATTGGATGGCATTGAAGGCGGCGATTGGCGACACTGCAGGTGAGATTACTCGCTTCCAGTATCTCCTCGGCTTGAAGACTGCAAACAAGGGAATGTTCGAGTCCCTCGGCGGCCAACAGGAGCTCGATACGCTGTACCGTAAGCTGGGCGACTCGGTGCAAGGTTTTGCCGAGCGGTACGCGGAGCAGATGGGGCTCGTAAAGAAGTCGACCGAGGACATTGCAAAGACTTTCGGTGGCGCGAAAGCAGTTCTGGCTGACACGCAGAAAGCTTTCGACGAATACAAGAAGAAGTTGGACGAGACGCAGATCAAACTCAACTTCGGCGAAGACGTCGGCAAGGCGGTTGTCGGCATCGAAGAGCTTGGGAAGGCGATGGAGACCTTCCGCGCGCGTGCGCAAGCGCATCAAACCGTTCTTGCTGATTTGTTCAAAACCAAAACGTCAAGCGCGGTTTCAGGCGAAACCATTCAGGCGGACATTAGCAAGCAACTCGATGCTCTCAAAGAGATTCGCCGATACACCGAAATTGCTGCGCAGGAGCAGCTGCGAATTACTGAAGAGGCATTCAGAAAGCAGCTCTCAGCGCAGGAGAACTACTCTAAGGATCGAATTAAGAAAGCAGAGGATGAGAAGAACAAACTCGTCGCTATCGAACGTAAACGTGTCGATGAAATTGAACAAGAGATCAAACGTGAGGAGGAGATCAGAAAGTCTGCCAATGAGCGCGCTCGAGATTTTGAGAAGAAACTCGATCAGGATGCGCTGAGACGAACAGACGCCACGCAGGCTGAGATTAAGAGTCTCGTTGAGAGTGCTGCGGCCGCGTTGAAGGATTCCACCGACCAGGAGACCCGCGCGCGTGTACTCGCGAAGGTCGCTGCCGAGTTGGAACGATTGGCGAAGGATGAGACAGACGCCAAACGTATCGCAGAAGATCTTGCGGCTGCCCGCAAGCAACTGACTCGCGATGAGGAAGAGTTGGCGAAGGCACGTGAGCGTCTCAACGAGGCCGCGACTAAAGAAGGTGAAGCCCGCGGCGATCCGCAAGCTGAAAAGACTGCAGCAGAAGCGCGCAAAGATGCCGCGCGTGGCGAGGCCGACGCCAAAGAAAGGCTCGCCACCGATGCCGCAAAGGTGGCTGAGTTAGAGAAGAACGCCGCAAAGGAAAAGCAGCTTCTCGACGATCGCGCCAAACTGGCTGCCGCTGAGAAGCTCAAACTCGAGGAAGAATCGGCTGCCCAACAGGAGGCGGCTAATGAACGCGACCAACGCATCGCTGATCTGCAGAATGAAAGACTGCAGCGTGAACTCGCCATCAAGGATGCACAGGTCGAGTATACCAAGGAGGTGGCGAAGTCAGTCGCCGAGTTTGAGAATGCCGTCAAACGGCTCGAGCGCATGGAGACCTTGATGACTAGCATCATCGGTCTCCAAAAGGAAGTCACCCAACTCGCTGCTACACCTGGCGCCGAGGCGGCTGCCGAGCGATACCAAAAGTCTGGGACACTTGCGGCGCAGCAGGTGACACTTACGAGCTTGCAGACTGAGCAGCAAAACCTTGGAGTGCCGGAACAATCGTTCACAGCCGCTGTCACGGCCGCTGTCGAAGGTTTGAAGCAGTCGTTCATGGAGGCCAAAGTCGGTGTTGAGGAATCCGCTACGAAGGTGAAGGAGGCTGAGACCAAAGTCACCGAGGCGCAGGCCGCCGTTGAAGCCAGCACTATTGCTGTTGAAGGAGTGCGACTTACCACCGAGCAAGCGTGGGCGAATGTTTCTGCTGCAGTTGCCAATCTGCAGCCAGCGACTCAGGCCTTAGTCGACAAGGCGCAACAGGTGCAAGACGCCGTTGCACCTGTCCCCGAAGCAATGAACTCCGCGTTGGATGCACAAAGTTCAATGGCTACCAGCATGGAGAAACTGGGTAACACCACCGTCGAGTTCGCCGCCGGCATGAAGGCGCGGTGGAACGACGTGACAAAGAGACTTGAGAAGATCGAGTCAAATCTCAATAGCCTAAAGAATGAAGGTGGTAGCGAAGCCGCTGCCGCCGGATACTAGGAGACAGACATGCCAGCTACTGGGATGAACGGGCAGCGCAGTTGGAAGTTTGTCTACGATGGCATCACGAAGTCGATGCTAGCCACTGACTTCTGGGTAGACCATCGTGGCGAATTGAGCGGTGCTGGTTCTGACATTGTGCAGACAGTGGTGCTCAATGAAGTTTGGGAGCATGCTGACACGACAGTGACACAGGGTCGGCCTCGTCGCAAATACATCGAGGATCGTGTCGCTGAACTCCGCGACATGCTAGGCAAGCAGGGTACGCTCACCGTCGACGAAGGTACCGCCGAGGAAGAGGTGTACGCCGGCATCACACTGCAGTCGTTCAGTCCGACGCAGGACACCAACGATCTGCTCATTTACGTACTGGAGTTCAGTTACAAGTCTGCCGGCGGAGGTGGGACGAGCGGTGTGCAGATACCGCACCGACTAGAGTTCGGTTCTGAGAACGATTCCGATCTGCTCTTCATCAACTCGAAAGATATGGTGATAGAGCTTGGAGACGAGGGCGACAAGACCCAGTTCAAGGAGATCTTCAGAGCCGCCCCGATCCGCGTACCAGGTGCAGTACCACTTAGACTCATTAACTGCATCAACATTGTGGAGAAGAACACGCCAGCGTTCTGGTCTGTGGTTGGTGACACCGACGCCGGGTCGGATTACAGAGCCAACAAACTCCTTGATCCGTCTGGCTCCAAATACTTCATGTCAGGATCAGGAGCGCTGCCTCACTCATTGATCTTCTACCGAGGTCCATTCCCACTCTTCAAACCGGCGCGCATTGGGATCATCCCGGTGTCGGTGGCAACGGCGCCGGTGAACTTCGAATTGCTTGGAAGCGATGCTGGCGTTACTTACACAAGCATTCAATCGTGGACCGGAGTCGGTCTGTGGGCAGCAGGGGTGGAGAAGACCTTCGATCTGACGGCCGGGCTCAGTTACCCATACTTGAAACTCAACGTGACTGCTGTCGGTTCTGGCACTCAGTTGGCGATCAAGCAGTTCAATCTCTACCCGTACAGTACGACGGTGCTCGATGACTTCCATGGCAGCAATCAGGGGAAACGATTCCTTGTGGAAGACCGAGTGCGGATGTTGAATTGGCTTCACAAGGGACGAGAGCGACAGTTGCGAATTAACAATGACGCCCTGCTTGGCGGTGGGCAAGTGTTGGCGCATCTCCGTGATGTACAGATTAATGACATCACGGGGCTCGAGACGCCTTCGTTCAAACTAGTCTTTGCGTATGGATACGGGAGCTAAGAGATGCCTGCGATTGCATTGGACACGATGGCCGGTGTCACCGTGGAGCAGTTCATGTGGGCGCCGAACCAAGCCCGCGTGCTCACGGCGTTTCACGCAGTAAAGGCAGACAGCGGAAGTGCTCTCGCTGAGGGGACGCAGGTCACCTACACTGACCCGGATTTAGGTGCGTGTTTTGTCGGAAAGATCACCGATGTAAAGGCAGCGTACCGTTCAGGTGAAGGTGTTAGATACACCTGCAGCGATGCGTACCGAACATTGACTAAGACACCAGCGGCAATTATCACCAATGGATTGAAGGAGACACGGCTCGCATTCACGGCCGGCACGAGCATTCAAGCTATCATCACAGCCATTTTCAATGGAAGTGGAGTGGCTTCGGTGCTTCCAGGTGGGTTGAACTTCGCCATCACCGACGCAGACACACCTGCGGTAGACAAGGGCGGCCAAGGCTTCGATACGTGGCTCAACGATCTGTTGGAGAATACGCCAGGAGGAATCGCGTGGGTGAATCCGAACGGCGGTTCACCACGACTTGACATCACCGACTTCACCGCCGCGTCGTCAGTCACTTTGACCATCGGCTCCTACAACATCATCAATCCAATTAGCGGTGAACTCCTCATGGAAGGAGCAGACATTGGTAAGAGCTTGAACCGCAAGTATGAGAAGGTGCTAGTGCAGGGATGCGGATACTTCAAGCGGTATGAATTACAGTACATGGTAGCGACGCTCTATGCTTCTGATCCACTTACTGGAATGTATTTCTATCGATGGTACATTCCTGACACACCGCGCCGCCGTATCCTCGGCAGATACATTGACGCTGATGGTAAGTGCGTCGACAACATGCTCGTGCGATTTAAGTTCGGCATCGGTCCCGACGATATCGCGCTTGGACCGATGGTGTTTGATTGGGAGAATCCAGTCATTCAGGTCGATGAGTTTGGGCGGTCGTTCTTTGCGATGCAGATGCAATGCATCAATTACTTCGGCATCGATCCGGATTGGACACCGCCGATGGTGAGCGCGTGGCTCACGTACACCGCGGAAGAAGGGCCGATGGTGGCAGAGTACACTTCGTCAGATCCAAAATTAGCTGGCGAAGGTGCGTACATCGAGCAGCATAACGAGTTCATCAAATACGAGAGCTCTCTTGGTACCATCGACCAAAGTGCGCTGCTCACCGCATTAGCCAATGCGCTCGCGCTTCGCTATTGTGATGCCGCAGACACTACCGGAAGTGTCGGCATACACATCAAGGGAATCAATGCAAATCTGAAGCTTGGCAGCCCTATCACGAACTTCAGTAATGCACGTGCGCAGACCATATCATACGATCTGGTACGACGCACGATGAACGTGAGCATCAGCACTATACCGCTGCGTAATGCGATGAAGACTGTCAAGCAAGGATTGAAGGATGGTACGCTCGAAGGTGGCAATTGGTACCAACCGAGAGTCATTCAAATCGACAATTGTTTCTGCGAAGGTGGTACAGTCGGTCGCGACGAGAGCGGCAATCCAGTCGGTGGCCATGGCGGAAAAGGTGGTAAGAAGAGCTATGACTGTGACAAGATGCAGGTGCCATGGCAATGTGTAGAGCGAGACGGCCCTGGTGGGGAGTTTCAAACTAGGGACACGTGCAGAAACCGCTGCATCACTCCAGACTTCGGATGGAAGTTTATTGACTGTCAAGGATGTGTAGCGGCGCGCGATGTTGGCGATGGTCAGTACCGAACGCAGCAAGAGTGCCTCGATGCACATCCGCCTGGAAGTATTTGGTTCTACGTTGGATGCAAGTGGCATTGCGACCCAGGTATCGGATGCGTTGGTGGTCGCACTGGTGAATACAACTTCTACGCTGACTGCGCCGCAGAGTGTAAACAAACTGGAAGCGGATACGGCACGAGCAGCGGCGGTGTTGGTAGCGGAAGTAGCGCGCCACCTCCAGGTAGCGGAGTTGGTCGCCGCAGTTCGTGCCCATGCAGCATGGCGTTGAAATGGTTGAGCCTCGGTCCGGACGGACAGGTCCTCGGCTTCGGCTTCGGCAACATGGTGCCAAATCAAGAAGTGACGGTGATTAAGGACTTCGTTCAAAATGAAGATCTTACATTCACCAAAACATACGTGACCATCAAGTACCTCGGAGATCCGCCAGTAGAGTCGACCAACTAAGAGAGGAGAAGAGTAGCATGGACCCGGTAGCACCGAAGTGTTCGCCGTACCCGTCGTTCAAAGGTGACGTGACATCAGAGTGTCAACCGTGCAAGACACTCGCAGAGATCGAGGGGACGAAAGATCTCGGTGTCGTCAGTTTTCTTCGTGCGCGCATGGGGAAGACAGTATCAGAAACCGTGCAGAAGATGCGCCTTGCTCTCTGTCACACATGTGATGAGAAGGAACAAGGCACAGAGACACGTCTATTCAGAAGAATAAACAAGAAGGAGTATTGTGGGGAACCACGGCTGAATAGTCTGACCAAAGTGTATCGTGATGAGAAGAAGACTGGTTGCGGATGCAATGTCAGAGAGAAGGCGCTTTACGACCAGTCCGTGTGTCCGCGCGCGCGGTGGGGACCGGGCAACAATATTGGACGTCAATTCAAAGTGCAGATACGGCACTCCGAAGTACTGAAGGATGTCATTGACGTGCAGCTCCACTACGCTCGCACCAATGAAGAAGAACTCGACATGACTGGCATTGGTGACACGGTCGCGTGTCTACCAGTAGTGCATGCGATTCAGCAGAAGTATCCGTCGAAGCAAGTCAGGATACGCGCGGTGCCAAACAGAGTGCCATGGGCGAAACTCGGTTGGGCGAATGTGATGTCCACCGATGATTGGAGCTCTCGTGGTGAGTGGCTCATCAAACTCTGTCCCGAACGAATGGGACTCATCGATGACATCTGTGCCAAAGAGCACAACCCGCCAATCTCCAGACATCATCTATGGTGTATGGCGGCTGGCGTCGATGAACCAGTGCGAGACATTAGACTGCGGCCAAGTAACGATGTCGCAGAGTGGAGCCGTGGGCAATTGACTGAAGGAGTTACTAACGGCAAACCGATTGTTGCGATCGTTCCATTCTCCAACAGTCCGCAGCGTACGTGGTCTATGCACCACTGGATAGATCTCGCAGGAATGCTCACGAAGCTCGGATGCTTTGTCTATGTGGTTGATGGAAACGAACCGGATAGAACAAAGCACATGCCATACCTTCGTTATTGGGGATGGGGAGCGGACCACACTGTTGCGTTGTTTACCAAAACGAATCTCGTCATTGGCAATGATAGTGGTATGTCTCATCTCGCCGGAGTGATGCGTGTACCAACGATTGCAATCTGTTCCGCTACTGATGGCAAGGTAGTATTCGGTTGGTATGACACGGTGAAGATACTACAGTCTCCAGGAGAGTGCAGTCCATGCAATTGGCAAGCAGAGCATGGGTATCGGCCATCGTGTGATCATCAATGTGAAGCTATGTGGGACATGAAACCGGAGGTGGTCTTCGGTCATGCAGTGAGAGCATTGAAAGAAGCAGAGAGGAGAATGGGACGATGATTAAGGTGCTTGGGATTGGACTACCACCGGCCAAGACGGAGAAGCGTGAAGAGGAGTACGCCATCGCATTGCAGAAGAACATCGAGTGCGAACAGATTGAACGCGTGATGGTCGTGGTCGAGGAGACGGGCATCGATAGGATTGGACGAAAGCGCCGTGAACTACTCGACAATCCAAAGGTGTTGTTTAGACGTAGCGGTGTCAGGGCCACGTGGGCTGCGATGGCGGCTCTCGTCAACTCGCATGCACCGACTGGTATTGTTGGACTGTGTAATGCTGACGTGTGGTTTGACAAGTCGGTGGAGAAGCTTCTTAAGTGGGACGGTTCGTGGGACAACCTGTTCATCTCATTGAGCAGGGAGACGTGGACGAATCTCGGTAGCGCTGATGCGTGGTTGTATCGAGATAGACTGCCAATAAGTAATGTAGATGAGTTCCTCGGTGTGCAGGCGATTGACAATCGCGTGATTGCGATGGCTCGCAAAGCTGGATATCTGGTGCTTGATCCGTGTCTCGACGTGATTCTTCACCACGAACATGACAGCCGCGAGCATACTCCACTGTGGGACACGCGAATACCGCCGCCGTGGGCATACGCCTACATGTTGACGCTAACTTAGCTGTTTCTAGCAGTTCTCTCCCAGTCTCGGTCCAAGTTAGGTCAGTATGCCTAGTTATATGGTTATAATTAAACCCAAATCTGGAAGATAATAGAATATACCCAAACACGTGGAGAGTTTAATTATACCCAAAACAATGCGTGTAATTAACCATTCATTATAACTCAAGGTCATTTACCTCGAGTATACACCGTTTCCAAGTGTACGGCCTAACTTCAATATGCATACCATTGTTACTTGAAAAGTAATTGGGTCTGTCGGTGCTTTTAGATTGTTTTAAAGATGTACTAGGCGCAATTGTAAGGTATAATACCCTTACAGTTGGAGATTAGAGAGGAGCCGCCATGATTGTGTTATCCGTATTCGACGGTCATCATCACCACCAAGTGTACATCACGATCAACAAGAGCACGTTGGGTGTCCTTCTTGCCTTGTGTGATCGGTCAACGCGCGTGTCAGCGCAGAGAGGAGTGTAGTATGGACGGAGAACTGTTGATGGAGGGTGTGGAACACATCAAGGCGGGGAAGTTGCGGATCACCTCCTTGTTGGAACTGGCGATGGAACTTGAGAAGCATCTCGCCAGGGTTGGTGCCATTGCGCAATGCGTGGTCGATGGCACGCTGTACACGCCGCAAGGTGATGACAAGAAGGTGCAAGTCAAAGAGCTCATTGACTACGCCGAGTTGCATTACTTCTTGCGCACGCTGAAGGATACCGCGAAGGAGATGCAGCAGAACGCCGAGAGAGCTCTCGGTGGTACCGATGAGCGGGCTGGTAACGATGGTCATACGCAACGCTTCGCGGAACGCATGCGTGAGGCCGGTCTCAACTCGGTGAAGATCGATGACGTCGGGACGTTCTACATCAAGACGAAGGACGTCGCGCTTCCTCCAAGCAAGAAGGAAGAAGAGCGAGCCATCGTCGAGTTCGCCATGCTGTGCAAGTCGGCTGGTCTCGACCTCGACCTGAATACCACAACACTCAAAATGGCAGAACAGATCGCGCAGGAGCGTGGTGTTAAGATGCCAAAGTACACCACCTTCATGCTCTACATGCGCGACCTCGGTTTGACTCACGAAGGTTACAATTGGCAGTCACTTCAGAAGCACGTCGAGGATTTGACGGAAGGTGGTCAGACTCCGCCTAACTTCATCCGCGTGATGAAGCGTGAGGAGGTGATGATGCGCAAAGCATAACGACTATCCACCAGGTGTCGCGTACGTCGACGCGCGCGACCATCAACGACAATGATGCACACAGAAGGAGTCACACTCAGATGGGAAAGAAGAACGAGAACAACGAACTGGCCACAGTGAGCGCGAACAACGATCTCGCTTTACCGGCGCTGCCTTCTCACGTTGAGAACAAGCGTGCGGGCTTCGAGAACGTGGTCGACATGACGTTCGAACGACTCTCACTGCTCCAGGCGATGTCACCGGAAGTGCAGAAGGCGGGGAGCGAACTCCGCGCTGGAATGTTGTACCGGAGAAGCACCAATGAGGTGTGCTTCATGCCGGGATCGGCGCCGATGCCAATCATCATCGCCTACTACTTCAAGGAGTGGGTAGAGTTTGGTGATCGTGACGATCCGTCGTCTTCGATGGTGGTAGCTCGCACCACTGATCCGAGCAGCAAACTGGCGGAGGAATCTCGCCAGTGGGTTAAGAAACGCGTGAGCAAAGGCGAAGTACGCAAAGTGCAGGATGTGCACAACTTCGTAGTACTGCGCGATGGTTTCCCGAACGATCCGTTGCTCCTTGGTTTGATGCGCAGCAACGCGAGGTACGGAAGTGGTCTGCTCAACCTGGCGAATGGTCGGGGCAACGTGCCGATTTACGCCGGCAGATTCTTCATCTACACTGAGCAGGACACCAACAAACGCAATCAGACGTACTGGACAACCAAGTTCAAGAATCCGGAGAAGACGGCTGAAGCGTACTGGGCGAACGAAACGATGTACAACGCTGCGAAGACTCTCAACGAGATGTTGAGTGAAGCGCACAAGACGGGCAAGCTCGGCGGCAACTACCAGTCGGAAGACACCTCAGAAGCTGAATCTGAAGTCGGCAAGGATCTCTAGCCGATCGGCGCTCGTTAGTCATTCACGAGCGCCGGTGCCCGCGTCTTCGAGGAGGACGCGGACACCGAAGAGATCGAGGAGAGAGTAGCGATGCCATGTCGATTAGGGTCGTCGTGTGAATGTTCAACTGCACAGAAAAGCATGTGCAAGAACTGGGAGCCGGGCCGAGGCTCGAAGTACTACCGATGCGGCCGATTCATTTCAACGAGAGCCACGTGCCAGTTACCTAATGGTAGCTGCGCATCGTGCGAGTGGTTCATCAAAGAACTTCCCAAGGCTGAGTCTACCATTAATTGGGACGACCCAGACGCTGTGAGAGCGCACCGAGCTGCGTACATGCGCGACTATCGCGCTGGAAAGAGGCGACGTCAATGAGAGTGTCAGAACTACTTCGACATTTCGACGTCGAACTGATTTCTGAATTTGCTGATGGTGCTAAGGCGAAGGTGAGATGCCCGCACCCAGATCAACATCAGAATGACGATGCGCATCCAAGTTGTGAGATCAATTTGGAGAGTGGAAAGTACTTTTGCCACGCATGCGGAAAGAGCGGCGACGCTACTGACTACATTGCTGGCTGGACAAAGAGTTCTCGTGGAGCGGTCCTCTCCATCATCGACGGTCTCAACGATAGGGATGATGAGACTGAAGAGGGCGAGATAGATGTAGCATTGGTGGAGAAGTGGCATCAGGCACTTCTGCAGAACAAACAGGCGCAGCAGACTTTGCTGGAGCGCAAAGGACTCACTCACGATACCATCGTCAAGTACAGACTTGGATGGACTGGGAATAGAGTGTCCATGCCGGTGTATGCCGGCGATGGCAAGGTGCTGAACATCCGGCAGTGGTCATCCACTGATCAAGAGAAGAAGGTGATTGGAGTACCGGGCCACAATAAACTGCGCCTCTACCCAGTCAGCGAGCTCTCAAACGACGTCATCATTATTGTCGAAGGTGAGATGAAGGCTCTGCTGTTGAATCAACTTGGGTTTCACGCGGTGTCTGCCACTGGCGGAGCTCGTAAATGGCTTCGCAAATGGGGTGAACAATTCGCCGGCAAGATCGTGATGGTGATGTATGACATCGATAAACCGGGCAGAGACGGGTCGTTCGCAGTACTCCATAGCGTAGCACCGCATGCACAGATGGTGAAGAGCATTCTGCTTCCACTGGCTATCGAAGAGTACCCGCATGGTGACGTGACTGACTTCATCGTGAAAGCGAAGCGAACAAAGGAAGAACTACAGCAGGTACTTGTCGATGCACCTGAATGGAAGCCGGCCCCGCTCGCTGACGAGGTGACTCGTGACGCGAAGGTGTACGACGTGTCTCTCGGCGAGTCTTCGCATGCAAAGTACTACTCGAAGATGGTCAAGATTTCCTGCGTGGTATCCGCTAAGGACACTGCGCCGTACACCGTTCCACAGAAATTTCAAGTGCGATGTCTACGCGATCAGGAGTACTGTGCTTTCTGTTCCGTGTTCAAAGCAGAGCAGGAACTTCCTGAGGTCACTTTGCAGGACACCGACCCAGCGCTTCTTGAGCTGGTGAATATCAAATTGGAGCGTCAACCGATCGCGTTGAAGAAGGCGGCTCGCATACCACAGATCTGTCGTTCGTGCGTCTTCGTTCCAATAGAGATGTACAACGTTGAAGAGGTGCGTTTGATCCCGCAGTTAAAGATAGCGGAGAACAGTGGAGAGCATGTTGTTCGCAGAGCCTTCTACGTTGGGCACGGCATCGAGACCAATACTTCATACGAGGTAGAAGCACGGTGTCTGCCGGAGCCGAACACGCAGTACGCTACATTACTGATCAATAGGGCGCAGGCTCAAGTCGATTCGTTAGAACTGTTTGACATGACACCGGAGATGCATGATCGATTGAGGATGTTTCAGTCGGAGAACACCGAGGCTGCGGTGCGAGACAAATTGAAGGACATCTACACCGACTTCGAGTCCAACGTGACGCTGATTCGGCAACGTCCGCATCTTCATCTCGTCTACGACTTGGTGTACCACAGTGTTCTCTACGTCCCATTCCAAGGTAAGGTCTACAAAGGATGGGTCGAGGCGTTGGTGGTCGGCGATTCATCTCAAGGAAAGTCCGCTGCACTTACCGCCTTGATGGAGCACTACAGATTGGGTGAGAAGGTGGACTGCAAGGGATCGTCGATCGCCGGCCTACTCGGAGGTCTACAAGAGACCAGCAGGCGATGGTTCATTTCATGGGGTGTCATTACGCTCAACGATCGAAGACTCGTCGCGCTCGAAGAAGCGAAGGGTCTCGGCACCGACATGATCGCCAAGATGACGGATGCACGCTCGTCAGGTATCATCGAGATCAGCAAGATCGAGAAGGCCAAGACTACGTGCAGATGTCGACTCATCTGGATTAGCAATTCGCGTTCAGGCAGAAAACTGGACACCTACAACTATGGAATCGAGGCAGTGAGGGAGCTGATCGGCTCTCTTGAAGATGTGCGAAGATTCGATGTCGCCATTTGTCTCGGCTCCAAAGAAGTGGCAGAAGAAGTCATCAATGCACGCATCGATAGACTGCCAACTGTCGCTCATAAGTACACCTCGGATGCCTGCCGTGAGTTAGTGCTTTGGGCGTGGTCACGCAAACCGAATCAAGTGCGATTTGAAGAGAACGCTGTCGATGCTATCTTAGAAATAGCGACGGCAATGGGACGCAAGTACTCATCGTCGGTACCAATCGTGGAATCAGCGGACCAACGTTTGAAGCTCGCACGACTTTCTGCTTCGCTCGCTGCGCGTCTGTTCTCCACCGATGATGGAAACACGTTGGTAGTACGCGAGTGTCACGTTAGAGTGGTGTCAGAGATGATTCAACAGATTTATGACTCCGCTAGTTTCGGATATTTAGAGTACTCGAAGCTGCTTCTCGGTGAATCCACCATGGACGATGAACCGATTATCAGTAAGGCCATCACGAGTTTACCGTACGCAGTGGACGTAGTCAATGCGATGTTGAATGCATCACTCATCATGCACACTGATCTAGTCGACTGGGCTGGACAGTCATTCGATGAAGCTCGTGCCTTGCTCGGGTTGCTCGTTCGAAAACGAGCGCTGCGACGATACAGGAATGCCTATGTGAAGACGCCGGCATTCTTGAAATTGCTGAAGGACCTGAGGGATGGTAACGAGTTGAAGGTACCGGCGGCACCCAAGCACGCAGAGGAGGAGCTTTAAGATGGCAGAAGACAGGAAGAAGGTTTGGCCAAAGGTGATGGAAGCGTACTTCAAACAGGTCGAAGAGACTAAACACCACCGTATTGTCTCTCCTAGTCTGCCAAGGTCGGATTTACTGATGGCTAACTTAGTGAAGGTGCAACGTGCCTTCCAAAAGGAGTGCAAGCCCGTCAGTGAAGAACGCAACGCCAATTTCAGTCCTAACGTTGAAGTAAACGACGACGCGCACGCGCTGCTACGTTCTGGTGACCCGCTGTGGCGCGAGATGATGCGTGTCAACGTACTGGCCACCATCGCCGAGATGACAGAGCTCCTCGAAACAACACCATGGAAACCATGGCGTCAGAACGACGGTAAGGTGATGTTAGCCGACGAGGTATGGGAGGCACGGCTCGAAGTGATGGACGCTATGTGCTTCTTGATGAACTGCTGGCTGTTGCTTGGCGGTGATGGCGAGTGCTTTGCGCATCTGTACCTCGCCAAGATGTCGGAGAACAGCAGACGTCAGAAGGAGGGATACTAATGGGTGTTCTCATTACTGGACCGCACTGGCCAGCTTCTTACGGCAATCAAGTGAGATCGGTCAATAGGTTCGGGCGCCTTCGAGAGTGCAGAGGCACCAAATCGGTAGAGCAGAGACCGGTGATGGTGATTACGCCGGATACTTCTGCTCGATTCGTAGTGGTGCCAGGTCGCGGCATTAACCACTGTTTTAGTCTCGCGGAGACAGTGTCGATACTGGCCGGGCATAACAGCACGGAGTACTTGGCATTCTACAATGCCAACGTGAAGCAGTTCTCCCACGACGGCAAGACATTCGAAGGTCATTATGGTCAAAGACTCCACACCAACAATCAATTGGCTTTTGTTGTCAATGAGCTAACGCGAGATCCTGGCTCCAGGCGCGCGCTAATGACAATATGGAATCCAGCATTGGATGCTACCGATGGACGACTCGACTATCCGTGCAATGTCATGATGATGTTGAAGGCAGTCGACAATGTACTTCACGCACATGTGATTCGGCGCTCCAGCGATTTGGTTTGGGGAGTTCCGCATGACCACGTTGTGTTCACTGTCATACACGACACCATCGCGAGATCACTGCGAATGGCCACAGGTGAGATGGTGGAGACTGTAGATTCACTCCACTATTACACCGGCCTGTATGATGACATTCTCGACGCTGTCTTGATGGCTGCGACGAGAGGTAGAATGTGGGCATGCACCAACGGCAGACCGGACGTGGACTGCAACAGTGCAATTCAACTTTGCGCAGACATCGTGCAGTTTGACATGGAGATGCGAGAAGAACCGCCGAACATGTTTCAACGCATGAGACAAGAGCAACTCCGTTTGCTCTCCGACTATGGCACGACGTGGTGGTGCGATGCGTTCATGGTGATGATGGCGTACCACTTGTGGAAAGCAAAGCAGTGGTCGAGTTTCATCAGAGCGATGGAGCATGTCAGTGTCAGTTTCAGGTCATGCTTGCTGTCGACCTTTGAACCCCGTGTGGCAACACGCGCAAAGGAACTAGGCTTTGAGTTCGTGAACGATTTCATGTCGCTCACGTGTATGTGCGCATCAGATAAGATAGCGAAAGAGGAGACTACATGATCATCTTTGAAGGAGCCGATGGTGCTGGTAAGAGTACCCTGGCGCGCATCGTTGCTCGCAGATTGCTTGACACCGAGCGACTCAAACGCTTCGAGTGTTACGGGTTGTTGCCAACGTGGTGGGACTATTGTCACCACTACATGGTTAGCTGCCAACGCTTTGCTGTGTTGGATCGATTTATCGTGAGTGAGTTTGTCTATGGACGTCTGTGGCGCGGTGGACCAAACGTCAAATTGACGCAGAAGAACGTTGGCGACGTTGCCGACAGAATGGACGCGGCCCGCTCTTTGACTGTCTACGTTAGGCCAGAGTACGACGTGTGTTTGAACAGATTGAAACAGCGTGGCGATCCATTGCTGGACCACAAAGATCTTCGTGATGTCTACAAGATGTACGACGAGTATTTGTTACGAAAGAACTGCGTGATCACAGGATCACCGGTGATGGTGGTGACAGCGCAAGACGGGGTATTTGAAATTGATTCGATCATGTCAATGTATGAAAGACGGGTGGCAGAATGAAGATCAATGTACTGACTTCAACCGCGCAGTTGCCCGACCTGTCCTCCGAGGATGAACTCGGGATCGACGTGGAGACCACGTCGTTCAACGATGAAGAACCGGCGTTTCATCCATTCAATGGGCACCGAGTCGCCGGCTACGGTTTGATGGCGAAGAGTAGAGAGGCGTGGTACCTGCCAATTAGGCACCGCTCGCCAGACGCTAAGAACCTCGACTACGAGCAGACGATGCGATGGTTGAAAGATCTTGCGTCGCGCCCACGCACGTGGGTGGGGCACAACATCAAGTTTGACTGTAGATTCGCCTATCAGGACGGCATCTATCTGCTCGGTGATCTGCTTGACACGATGGTCCTCGCGCGCATGGTGGACTCACTTCGCTTCCAAGCATCATTGGCGGCGTTGTCAAAAGACTACTGTGACATAAGCGCACGTAAAGACTCCGATGCTGTTAACGCGTATTGCGAAGCAGCAAAGACAAAGGACTACGGCAAGGTGCCCATTGACATCCTCGGCACCTACTGCTGCCATGACTTGAATGCTACCATGGAGTTGAAGGAGAAACTTCTCCAGAGACTTCCACCGGAATGCATGCAACTATTTGAGATCGAACGCAAGGCGACACGTACTCTCCTCGACTCGGAATTACACGGTGTCAATGTACCGCGCAAACAGTTGCTTCAATTCGCTACCAAAACGCTCGAGGAGTTTTTGACGAAGCAAGACCAACTCGATGAACTGGCGGGTGAACATCTCGACACCGGGTCAAACAAAGAGATGACTCGCATCCTTCGAGACAAGTTGTCCATGCAACCGAAGGAGTGGACGAAGACCGGTAACCCATCGTGGGATGCAGAAACACTTCGTTCATATGGATTGCCAGTAGGCGACTTAGCAGCTGACGTGAAGGAGTTGAGTTACTCCTATGCTTCGTTCGGTGAAGGTTGGTTGAAGAGACTCGCGCCAGATGACACCTTACATCCCAACTTCAAACAGTACGGCACCAAGACAGGTCGCCTTGCATGTGAAGATCCGAACTTTCAGAATCTCGACATGCGTGCGAAGGCGCAGGTCTACCCGAGATCAGGACATCGATTGATCTCCATCGACGCCAGTCAGATCGAATTTCGTCTCTTCGCACATTACACCAACTCGCCCGGTATCATTAAGAGGTACAATGAAGATCCGAATACTGACTACCACCAGTCGATGGCTGACATGCTTGGAATACCAAGGAAGCCCGCGAAGACACTCAACTTCGGTTTCATTTATGGAATGGGTCGAATGAAACTCGAAGGCGCATTAGTGAGTTTCATTCGACAAGCGATACGAGAAAGCGACGAGAAGATTCTCACCGCGCTTCGACGCTTTAACTTCGATCAAGATGTCACGGAGCGAAACGCCTCGGTGGTAGCCTCCGGCGTGTACAACTACATGCATCGAGTGCTGCCTGAGATCCGACAATTCGCGCGACGCGTGGAAGAGACCATCAGGGCGAAGGGTTTCGTGCGCAATGTATACAGGAGATACTACTATCTACCAATGGAGTTAGCACACAAGGCACGCAATTACGTCATCCAAGGTGCAGCGGCTGACGTGCTGAAGGATTGGCTCGCCAGCATTCCTCCAGTGCTCAAGGAGTTCAACGCGCGACTTCTCGCCAATGTGCACGATGAACTTCTGCTCGAGATTCCAAGCGATGGTGTGGCAGATTTCATTCGAGCAGTGCGTCCAGTCTTGGAGTCACCACACGTGGAACTTCGCGTACCGATCCGAGTTGAAGTGAGTGCGTGTGACGAAGGTCAACCATGGTCAACCAAGAAGAAGTACGAGGAGGCAGTGTGACAAGAGTAGCGATTAAAGAACACGATGGTTACGAGGTGGATGAAAGCGGCGCAGTGTTTCACCACGGCAAATCGGTGAAGGTGAACTCGCTGGAAACTGGGTACCGCGTCGTGAACATGCGCAATGACAAAGGTAGGTGGCACGCGACCACCGTGGCTCGACTTGTGTTGGAGGCTTTCGTCGGACCAAAGCCAGTTGGTCACGAAGCTCGCCACATGAACGGAGATCCGAGTGACTGCTCTGCAAAGAATCTACGGTGGGAACGACGAGGAGAGAATCGCGCCGGCGAAAGTCGTCAACCAAATGAGCACGGCAGAGAGCTACGCGAACGCAGGTTGAAAAAACGTGTACTAAAGGAGAAACTCTCCGCCGTCGAGCAGATGCGACGCGAGCTGGAGAAGATGCAACGTGAGCTTGGAATGGAGGATGAAACCACATAGAACAAGGTTGATCAAGTTGATGGATTGCCTCGCAAAGGTGTAAAATAGTGGACTATAGTAGGCAAAGATGCATGAACGTGGGAGCCTTTTGAAGGTAGAAACAAGATGTAACGGCGTATCGCCACATGAAAACAGAATACGGAGGAAGTTGAATGTGGACCCGCCAAGGTTACATTAAATAGTTTGGGACAATGATATAAGTCCTTGGTACATAAGGACTTACGGAGACAGAAAAGTGGCAAAAAGAAATGTACTCCCACGAAAACGGGTTAAGATACCTTCAGGAATGACGGGAACGGCGGGCAACTTGCCCGACTCCGCCAGACCGAAGAGAAGAGAGTAGAGAGGAGACTTACCATGTCGAAGCAGATCGCCAACACCGCCACCACCACGAGCGCCAACAAGGTGCCGCTCAGCGCCGAGGCGCTCGAGGCGAAGAAGCAGGCGGAACGTACAGCTCGCCGCGTAGCTCACCGCCAGAAGCGGAGCGCCAAGCTCGCCGAGGTGAAGAAGAACGACCCGCTCCGCGTCCCCTGCATCCTCAACTTCAACGAGTACAAGGCGGCGGTTGCCCTTCGCGACACCGCGCTCGTCGGCGACTCCGCCGTTTCGACCTGGGCAGCGTTCTGCTTGTTCAAGGCCGCCGCCTACGCCGAGTACTGGACCGCCAAGGCGAAGAAACCGGCGATCAGCGAAAAGTCGATCGCCCGCAAACAGGCGAAATTCGTCGCCGCTAAGGAGAAACTGGCGAAGATGCAGGCGGAGCTGGAGGCTCTCGTCGCCGCCGACTCGAAGTAGCGAACGCAGATGGCTGGCGGCGGAGCATCGCTGCCAGTAATGCGGCAGGCCGGTCCAAAGCCCGGCCGCGCGAAGAAGAGAGAGGAGAGGACCATGATCGGACGGAAACTCAGCGAACTCCCGAGTTACGCGGCGAACCGCCGCGAGAACGCCGCTCGCGAGCGGCTCGGCGCGGTGGTCGAGACGCGAAAGCACCTCGAGCACATGGTGGTGTTCTGGGAGGGAAAGGCGGCGGAGATCGCGGCGCACCTTGAGGGGACGAAGGCGAATCTCGCGAAGGCGAAGATCGAGGAGACGGAGCTCCGCGAGCAGGTGATTCCAATGGCGACGAAGATCGACAAGGAGAGCCGCAAGGCGGAGCTCCTCGCCGAGATGGAGCGGGTCCAGGCGGAGATGGCGAAGCTCGCCGCGAGCGAGCTCTAAGAACGCACACCACAGCACGGCCAACGGGGTGGGTGTTCCATCCCGCTGGCCTTCGTGCTGAAGATAAGAGAGGAGCGGTACAATGTTTACGGAGAATGAGAAGCAGATCGTCGAGTTGGCCAAGGAGCTCGAGGCGGTGCGCGAGCGGATCCGTGAGGCGAAGTCCGCCGCGCGAGCGAAGGTGACGGCGGAGCGTAAAGCGAAGAAGCTGGCCGCCGCCAACGCGAAGAAGCTGGCGCGACAGGTGCGCGCCATCGACCGCAAGAATCTGCACGTCGCCAACGTCCTGATCCACGCCATCAAGGTGACGATCCGGCACCACGGCGTCGGTACCAGCCGCGAAGTCGTCGCCAAGTGCTACGCCATCGCGCGCCGCGAGCTCGCTAACCGCAGCAAGAAGGCCAAGCGCAATTCGAAGTAGCGAACGCAGACGGCTGGCGCCGAGAGGCGCCAGTAATGCGGCGGCTCGGTCCGAAGCCCGAGCAGATGGAGACCGCTGGAGAGTAGAGAGGAGACGAAACGATGGCGAGAATCACCCACAAGTTTGACTGCGCCAGACGAATGACTGGCGCGCCAGTCTGCACATGCGGTGCAGAGCGTGAGGCCACCGAGCGCGCCTACGATGCGTTAGTCGGCGGCTTCGTTGGGACCACCACTTCCACGAATCTGTTCATGGAGATGGGGACTGGGAAGCCCAAACCACAGAAGGCGAAACGCTTTCTCGGCGAACCGAAATGCAGTTTCTGCGGCGCCACGATCGCCGAAGAGGGAGCGCATCTCTACGATGCAGCGACGGTGTTCGGTCCGTGGGCCAAGATGTGCGATGGATGCTGGATTCTTAACGGGCGTGGTCTGCTCGGTGTCGGGCATGGCCAGATGTACGAAGTGAAAAGCGGCTTGCTGGTCAAAGTCGCCGGCTGAAGCGCAGAGGACTGGCGCATCACGCGCCAGTAATGCGGCGGACCGGTTCCAAGCCCGGTCGATGGCTCAAGGTGAGGCCGCCAGATTAGAGAGGAGAAACGAGATGATTCACTGGGTGAAGCACTCGTGGATGGAGGAGCATTCGAGTCCGGAAGACGGACCGTCAGCTCACGACATCGACGAGTTCGAGGGTGTCACTGCCGTCGAGGTGGTGAATGGCAAGGCGAGTGTGGTGCTTGTCGTCGGCCACGCAGAGGCATTTGTGAAGGGTGAGGGCACCATCCATCTGCATGAGATTGAGCAGGCACGCAAAGTGCTCCACGCGTACGAACAGATCCGCCAGGAACTTAGCGCAGTACAGGACGTGATGCTCTATGCGGAGGAGACGATGGACGTGGTCGGACCAATGATTGCTGCCGAGGATCTGCTCGTGCGCAACGCTGCTGAAGCGATGGTGCGGCATCCAATCGAGTCGCGAGTCACGACAGGGTGCGGCTTTGCGTTGATGCCGACGTACGTCTGTGGCTATGCATGCCGCGCAGTATTCGATATGGCGGGTGGTGGTGAATTGATCGGCGTGGTTCGCGATGACTACGCGGTGGTATCGGATCATGAGGATAACAGACGTCCACACCGCATGTACGCGGTACTCGACTTGGTGCAACTCAGCATAAGCGATTACGAGTGGGAGTTCAATTTCGACGATGAGAAAAAGGCGTGCGAGACACTCCGCGCAAACGCCCGCGCGCGGTCACTCGAGGAAACAGGAGACGCGATCCGCGCCGGCGATTTGATGATCGAGCGTGATGGCATTCAGCTCTAACGCAGAGGACACCCGCGTACGCGCGGGTGCAATGCGGCAGACCGGTTCCAAGCCCGGTCGCAGCACCGAGTGCGCGTGGTAGATGCCGCGCGACTCTTTACATAGCCGACCGCCGGCATCAGCCATGACCGCGCGGCCAGCGACGAGAGGAGTCAGACACATGGCGAAGGAACACGAGAAGGAATCGAAGGCAGTGAAGGCACCGAAGGCACCGAAGGCGAAGGACCCCGCGCGGGAAGCGCAGAAGGCGAAGCGCCTCGCCCAGATCAAGGAGCTCCAGGCGAAGGAGCCGTTGAAGTTCTATCGCCGCGTGAACTTCAAGGAGGCGAAGGTCCTCCAGCTCAAGGACAAGGCGGGCAAGGTGATCGAGAGCTGGAAACAGTTCTGCGCCGCGAAGTCTGCGTGGGACGCTGAGTTCTGGACAGCCGCCGCGACCAAGCCGATGGCTTCCGAGAAGAGCATCGAGCGCAAGAAGCTCGCGTTCCAGAAGCTCAAAGAGCGCCTGGCGAAGTACCAGGCCGAGCTCGAAGGCATCATCAGCGCCGACGCCAAGTAACACCGTCAATCCAAAGAGACGACGTGCGGGCAACCGCACGCCGTCTCGCTCTGCGCCGCCGATTCAACGATGGCGACGTGGAGCGAGACGGAAATGAAATTTAGTTCAGGTTTCAAGATGTTCACCGGTCCATTTTGTGGTATAATGGACCGCAGAGTAGCGAGGAGATACGCATGGACAACGAGCAAGCCGCATCCACCGCAGAAGTAGCGCCGCTCAACATCGTAGTTGAAGACTTCGATGGCGTGAATCTCGTGGTGCGTTTCAATCGACCTCTCAACGGCTCTAACTCTCATGAGCGTCGTCGCAGTTACGAGCTGCGCGACATGCCGCAGTGCACCTACAACGGTACACGCGACGTGTTCGTGTTCCCACTCACTGCCGCCAGCGCAGAGTTCATCGTGAAGTCCTGGCCGGACACGGTGTGGGAGAGTGAAGACGCTCGGCGAGCCTTCGACCTTGTGCTCGCACTTGAGAAGGCGGTGGAACGCCGCGCCGACATCATCGGCCGGTACATTCACGCGGCGCAGAACACGCCGAAGGGTGAGCCACTGCCGCCGAACAGCGTGCCGACCATCGCCGGTCACGTCTTCAAACGCAAACCGATGGCTCACCAAGTAGTAGCGCTCGAATGCTGCCGCACGTCGCCATTCCTTGGTTTGTTCATGGAGATGGGGACGGGCAAAACGAAAACGATTTCTGATCTGCTCGATTACGCAGCTCAGCGCTTTGAGAAGGAGCGCCCGTTGCGGGTGCTCATCGTGTGTCCCAAGTCAGTGCTTGTGAATTGGGTCCGCGAACTCGCATCTGATGTCAGCGCACCGTATCGCGTCGCAATGCTCTCCGGTGTTGGTCGCTCGATGAGCCAAGAGCTTCGCGAATTGAATCTGGTGTCTGCCAAAGGTGGCGAGTTTGGATCGATGGAGTCGCTTCTTGAGTTGATTCGGTGTCAAGACGTGAAGCTTCAAGTAGCCATCATCAACTACGACAGCATCAAGGGGCGGCTCGACTTGCTCAAGTCAGTGAAGTTTGACTTCTGCATTCTTGATGAATCGCACAAGATCAAAGCGATGGGTGCCAAGCGCACTAAGGCGGTACTCGACCTCGCGATGACGTGCGGCCGGCGATACGTTCTCACTGGCACACCGCTTACGCAGAATCCGATGGACCTCTACGCGCAGTTTGAGTTCCTTGGACCGGGAATGGGTTTGCTTGGCTACACGAGTTACTACGCGTACCAAAACGCCTACAGCGAGAAGAGCTCGTGGGGACGGACCTCCAAGTGGAAGGACACCGGCAAGCTCTTGACTCACGCAAGCAAGTGGTCCTTCAGCGTGAAGAAGAAAGACTGCCTCGATCTACCGCCCAAGGTGTATGAGCGGCGCGTGATCGAGATGACTGATGAGCAGCGTAGCATCTACGAGCAAGTGGCCACAGAGGTTTTGCTCGTGTTGGAGTCGCTCGGCGCCGAGGTGACCATCCAGAACATTTTGGTGCAGTACCTCCGCCTCGCTCAAGTCACCTCCGGCTATCTGAAGACGTCCGATGGTCGTGAAGTGCCGATCAAAGGCGGCGAGGTGAAGATCGACGAGCTGATGGACATCATTGAGGAGACGAATGGAGCGAAGATCGTGGTGTGGTCTCGCTTCATCCATGAGATCGAGTCTGTCTGCGCTCGCCTTGAGAAGGCCGGCGTTAAGCACGTCAAATACTATGGAGGAGTGAAGCAGGACGATCGACAGATCGCCATTGACTCCTTCCAGAACGATCCGGAAACGAAGGTGTTCGTGGGCAACGCGCAGGCCGGTGGCATTGGAATCAACCTCACCTCCGCCTCGCTCGTCGTCTACATCAGTAATGACTTCTCGCTGGCGAATCGATTGCAGTCTGAGGATCGAACGCATCGTGTAGGCCAGCACAACTCAGTGACGTACATCGATCTAACGTGCGAGGACACGATAGACGAGCTCGTGCTCAAGCGCTTGAATGACAAGCGCGAGATGGCAGAGTTCTTTACTAACCCCGAGGAGATGGTTTCGTCGTTGAAGGAGTTCCTCGCCAACACGATCAGGAGATAGCGATGCCGCAGCGTAGAGTCTTCATCATCGGGCCGGGCCAACACGTCTATGACGATGCCGAGAAGTTCGGCACGCGCATAGACGTACTCGACCATCGTGCGAATCCATTCGATACTGATGAACTGGTATCGCTTGTGGTGCACGAGCTTTTCAAGAAGCATCAGATCACCGAAGAGGATTTCATTGTCCTCGGTGGCAACGCGATGCTGAACGCGATTGCCGTCGCCGTGCTTTCGCATGAGTTTGGTCGGCTCAATGTTTTGGTGTATGGCGCAAAGCATCGAGACTACACGCCACGCACCATCGACTTGGGCGCACTCATCAGCAATCATTAGAGTAGAGAGGAGACGGCCGTGCAGAAGCATAAGAGTCAAGTAATAGTTCACGTCACACCGCACGAGACAGTTGTTGCCGCGGTGACGATGGAGGCTGTGGTCGATCTGTTCGATCGCGTTCAGCATCCAATCTATGAGCCGGTCGTATACGCGCGCGTGTGCGATATTCTGCACGACTATCGCTATGACCGTGACGTGACGCCAGGCGAGTTCCTTCGCACGCTCGCACTCCTTAACATCGCGAAGCACATCGAGCGTGTCAAGCGACGTGAGCCACGGTCAGGATGCAAAGACCCGATGCCACACGTGCAACCAACTCTTGCTGGACGAATTGACTTTGAGAACTCGCGCAGTCTACTGCATGACGTGATGCATAGGAGCGCACGATGATTCTCAGGCCTGACAGACAACAGTACTTCATGGTGATGGCTCGGCTTGTCGCTACGCGTTCCACTTGCATTCGACGAGCGGTAGGCTGTGTGTTGGTTGATCGCAATCACTTCGTGGTATCGACTGGGTATAATGGAGTGCCATCAGGTGAACCGCATTGCATTGAGCATCCGTGTGCCGGCGCATTCGACGAGAGCGGCGATTTGCGTCGATGTAAAGCCATTCACGCAGAACGAAATGCAGTGAATCAGGCAATGCAGCGTGGACTCGCAGACGATGTTTTCTACGCCTACGTGACTACCATGCCATGCTTTGGTTGTGCGCAGTACATGCACTATTCGCTACGCAATTTGTGCGCGGTCACGGCTGGATGCACCTACGCGCAAGACAGTCGGCAGTTCTTCGACAACAATCATATCCGTACGCACGTAGATGAAGCTGTG